TTTCGTCGGCAGCGTAAGATGTGTATAATATCCTTATCAATTGGTTATATATTAGGTTTAATAATAGGAAGAGAAAAATCTTTTTGGACTGAATAAACAAAGCAAAAGGGACAAAGTAACTAAAAATTATTTTGTCCCTTATTTTTATATGCTTGCCTTTGCCCACCTGCAAACCGTGCCCCGTTTTTACTGCCTGGAAATTTTTAGCCTTCGTATTAAGGGCTTCCTTGAAAACCTACAAATCCGAAAACCTATAAACCTGAAAAGGTAATAACTCCCAACATTACCAGGATATAACCTACCAATCCTATAATAATACCCAAAGCGAATAACCAAACTACTACAAACTTAGCTAATACCTTAAACCTAAATTTAGTCATACCCTCTAATACCTTAATCCTATCCATAAATTCCTCATCGATATAATAATAAATACATATATCCTTACCATAGTGATTAATAGGCTCCATTCTATTTACTGTATACCTCCTTATATTATCAAGTAAGGTATATAAACTCTTATCACTTGATTCTATTAAATCCTTAGATTTAGGATAGGCAATAAACATCTGATGTTCATTATCCCAATGCAATAACCAATAAACCTCTATCATCACTTAGATAAATTATAATTCAGGTAATCTATATAGGTATCTCCATAATAATGCCAGGTAACGTTATCTTCGGTATACTGGGTCTCTAGATCCTTGCTCCTATGGAATAGGTCATAGCTTTCTGCTAAATCTATTAACACCCTTTCATAACGTTTCTCCAATTCACCTATGATAATATTAGGTGATTCATACCAAACCTTAATAACGTTAGAGTTACTATCTACCTCTACTACTCGAAACTTCATAGCTTATAATATAAACGATTAATAATTTTAGTTGACTGCCTATCGATTAATTCTAGAGCTACATCATTATCTAAGCATATTGCATTAGGTATAAAATTCTCCTTAAGACTTATCTTGCCTTGGAATGTTACCCTCTTTACGTTGAATAGGTAGATTCCTTCCTTACCCTGTACTTTATAAACTGGCTGCTGTTGCATACTAACTGGAGAAGGCCTATCTATATGCAAGGTAATCATTTCGAAGTTATTATCCACTACCTGCAAGGTATCTCCAAGACATAAGGTTGCTAATTTGGTTTCTACATAACCTAAATCATTTGGCCTCTTAAATTCAGGCATATGATATAACCTTTGATGTCTGTAACTCCAATAGGCACAATTAAAACAATATCCATTTTCCTTCATGATCTTAGGGATTTCTAGATTAGGATCAAATTCATTTAAATCATAATCACATAAACACTTCTTACAAATCATATTCATTAATATTTAACGTAAATAACTATACATACCTACCCAGCATATGATACCTACCAGGATATAAAACCATGCTAAGGCATAATCCGATTTAGGAACTGGTGTAGCATAAGGACCTTTTCTTCCCTTTGCCCTTAATACCGCAGCTTCCTTATCTGATTTCTTCAATAGGTATAGCATACCTATTCCTACCATAGGTCCAAAGATAGTGACAAATGCCCATACGCAACCAGCACCTGCTAACCTTGAGTACCCATCAAATAATTCCTGGGGAGTTTGAGAGTATCCACCAAACTTAAAATTCCTATCGAAATATAACCTCATAACTTTTATCTCCTTATTTTATTAGTAACTAAGTGAACTACAAAGAAAGGTGTAATTAACCAAACTGTGATGAAGTGATAGATAAATCCTAATACCTTATTAGGAGCATCTTTAATCTTATAACTCTGATATTCTCTTATTACGGTGAGAATTAGAGAAATTGGAAGACATATAAGATAAATCCAGAGGACTATTTTACAAACGGTTTGCATTTAGATATAACTTTATTAAGTGACTTACTAATGTTTAATACTTCCTGGGCAGATACATTACCATAAATAATATCTGCTAATTGGATAGAACTAAGATCTACCTTCAGACTATCGATTTTCTTCTTATAACTTTTAAGGAAAAGGTTAGCCTGGTAAATATCCTCTAAAGGACCTTCATATTTTTTGATCCAACCTTGGAACTTAGATCCTTTAAGGTAATCTTTCCTTTTGTAGTTACCTGATTTTTTAACTGGTTCATTACTACAGATAACTCCATTGCTGAGTTTAACTGTTGAATCCTCTAATTCCTGAGTTACAGTGGTTAACTCTAATAAGGTTTTACCATCATAAAAGAGGACTTGGTCGTTTGTTTTTAAGATTTCCATATAAATAATGTTTAATAAATATTTTATTTGATGCAAATTTACTACATTTATTTTATATATGCAATGAACCTATGATAACAACTTAAATCCTTGCGTAGGCTGTAGTTAGATTAAGGTCATTTTTGCATATAATTTGGTTATAATTCTATAGTATAAGCTCAATCTAGATAGTGTTTCAGCAATACTCACTGCTTATAAGGTATATAAACCAATTTCATAAATATGGAAAAATTAACTAATGAAATGATAGCTGATATAGCTAGAAAAAATCAAATTGATCCTGCTGCATTATTAGCTGTGAAAGAGGTAGAATCTAATGGAGGAGGTTTCTTACCTAATGGTAAACCTAAGATTTTATTTGAAGGACATATTTTTTATAGATTATTAGCTCAATCAGTGAACGCTGCTAGTCTAAATCAGCTGTGTAAGCAATATCCTAATATAGTTTATCCTACTTGGAATAGATCAAAATATTTTGGAGGAGATAGAGAATATATCCGATTAGCTAATGCCCTGAGTATTAATCATGCAGCAGCATTAAAATCTGCTTCATGGGGTATGTTCCAGATAATGGGTATGAATTATGCTCAATGTGGTTGCAAAGATATTGATGAATTTGTAGGTAAGATGAAATCATCAGAAGAGGATCAACTGATGTTAACTATCAGATTCTTAAAGAATAATCATTTATGTAGTGCGTTAAATACTCATAATTGGGCTTCTTTTGCAAGATCTTATAATGGTCCCTCTTATGCAGCTAATAAATATGATATTAAATTAGCTCAAGCTTATCTAAAATATAAAGACACTTACAGATGAGAAAGTTTTATCAAAAAATTGCCGAGAAGTTATGTAAAATAGATCAAGAACTTCTATGGCACGGTATAGCAGGTTACTTAGTAACAGAAATATCTTTTAAGATATGTACTTTGTTATTTGGTATATTTTGGCTAGATTGGTTTTTAAGTGTTACCATAGGTTTAATTATTATCTACGCTAAAGAATTATGGGATGATTCACAACCTAATGATTTCTTTGATAAAGTAGATCTCAAATATGGCCTATATGGTATAATTATTTCGGCTTTATTAGCACTAATATAAATTAATTAATCTTTAATCACAATGAAACAATTTAAGTGGTTTTGTAAGTGGTACACCTTGTTAGCTATTGGTGTACTTGTAGGTTTCTTCACCTTTTTGTTCAACTTCCATACCTATGATGGTGATGGTTTGATCATTTTGTACTCAGCACTACTTTCAGCAGTAGCAACTGTAGTACTCGGTGTAGTAAATTATGTAGTTTCTGATGTTGATATGCCTTTTAAGGAGTATGTTAAACTCTTTTGGCCATGGCTTATCGTATCAGTATTTGCCTCGTTTGTAGCAGTAGGAATTAGTTCAGTTTGTCTACGATGAAGCACTTAAAGGTTTTAGGAGTATCAGCAGGGCAAGGAGCCCTGCTGTTTCCGTTTAAAGAGAATTTAGTTGCTAATATAGAACCTAGAGCGGTATTTCATACCAAGAATGAAGAACAATGGAAATTGAATTTTGGAGATATTCCCTTTTTAAGGAATGAATTACCTGATAATATTAAGGCTGATGTGATTATATCAAGCCCAGATTGTGGAGCTTCATCTATAATGAGGTTATCTAAAGTTAAACAATTAGGTAAACCAGAAGAGAATAAATCCTTAAATTTAGTTATTCAGGCCATTAATAAATATCGACCTAAGGTTTTCTTATTAGAGAATTTACCAAGATTGGTAACTCTATTGCCAAAGGAATTTTTTGAAATACAGGTACCTGGTTATAAATTAATTTATCATCAACGTTCTGTAGTAGATTTTGGTAATTCCCAAGTATCAAGGAAAAGATTAATTATCGTTGGAATTAAAATTAAGTCTAAGAGTTACTTAAATAAGTTCGATAATATATTTAGAGTAGACACCCCAGTAAGCTCTAGAAAATTACTAGAATGTCCTTATTTTAAGGAAAATAATGATAATTATATGCCGCCGTTAAATAAAATATTAGCGATGTATGATTATAGGGCCTTACCTGAAAAGAAAAATCTTACTGTTAAACAGATTAAGAAACTTTGGAGAACTGATTTCAAGGATGAAAAGAAATGGCCTATTAAAACAGCTAAGATGTCTACTCTACCTGGAGTATATAGATTAGAGTATGATAAACCTCCATTAACTTTAAGACCTGCAGATAGACAGTTTAGACCTGATGGTTATCCTCTTGGTATAAAGGATTTCAAAAATATCATGGGTTTCCCAGATGAGTATAAGATCTACATGGATAAAGATAATTACTTATACTGGTTGAATAAAGCAAGATATACCATAGCTAAAGGATCTGTATATCAAGTAGGTAAATGGTTTAAGAAATGTATACTATCGTAACTACCGAGTTTACGAGGTAGTTACTTTCATCCGAAGGATGAATAAGGTTATAGGTTAAAAATGTACCTATAAATTTAATCCTTATTCAGGGCCTCCGGCAGCACTGGCAGATTATAATTTTTATTATTATTTTTAGATATATTTTTTAGGGTAATAATTTATTAAATTAATTATATATCTTTAGATATATTAATTTAATTAAATTACCCATATATATATCCTTAGCCTTTATATGCGTATATGCGAGCGCGTACGAATATGTTGTTTAAGAAAAATGTATATCACTAAATGTATATCAATATGGCAAATATAAATCACAAAAATCTTATTAGGATTAAAGAATTATTCCTAGAAGCCCTATGCCTAATATTATTAGGATCAACTATATACCTTTGCTTTAGGAATTATTCCTTATCAAAACAGCTTTCAAGATACAAACCAAAACCGAATACTACCACGGTTAAGTTAGTAACTAACGCTAGTAAAAAGTATATGGGTTCTTCTAAACAAGAAACTACAGTACAATCAACAAAGGATAAATTTTCTTTAGCCCCTGATTATTCAGGGTATCTGAATCCAAAGAATATTACTTACTGGAATACCAACGATTTTAATAATCGCTCTAATCACCACAGTCCTGTAAATGCTACGCTTGCCAGTTCTAGTAAATTCGATTCGGTAAACAATATCCATTTTAACCCAATATCCGAAAACAGTAGTAGGGTTTTAACGGATATAAGTTTTAAGGATCTCGGTACTTACAGTAAGGATTCTTTGGTTCAGATTTTATTCGATAGGAATAGTATACAATTCGCTTCTTTCAATTTTCAATCTAATACTTATGTAACCAGGGATTATAACCTGGATCTTAATAGATATTCTTACAACTGGAATCCTAACTCGGGCCTTACTTATAAAAGAGTATACCCGGTTAGGATTTTACCGTATATAGATACTTCCTATAAAATATTTAACAAAGAACTTCATATTGGTACTGGTATTATGATTTCTACTAATAGATTAGATTATTCTCTAGAAGGAGCTCTAGAAAAGTCTATAGGTACACATAATAATATAAAAGCTGATATAGAAATTGGAATAAGATATAAATTAAATCCATGGCTAAAGTAGATTTGAAAGTTCCACAAGGTCTAACTAGTGAACAGGTAGGTATATTATCTAAGGTAGTACAAGATGTATTTTTCTTTGCTGCCTTTATATATGTGATACACCCTGTAAGAGGTAGAGTACACTTTAATTTATATCCTTATCAAAAAGCTGTACTCTATCAATTTGTACTTAAAAGATTTAACATTGTACTTAAGTTCAGACAGGCAGGTATTACCGAGTTAATCTCTATGTACTGCTTATGGCTAGCTATGTACCATCCAAACTCTAAGATAAACATCATATCTATTAAAGATACCACTGCTAAAAAGGTACTAAAGAAGATTAAGTTCATGTATAAGAACTTACCTCCGTTTTTACAGGTACCTATTATAAACGGTAGATCTGGAGAATTTGGATCTTCTTCTATGATGGAGTTTGCAAATGGCTCTTTCATAGAATCTATACCTACTTCATCTGAAGCTGGTCGTTCAGAATCTCTTACTCTTTTGGTAATTGATGAGGCTGCTATTGTAAGATGGGCTTCTCAGATTTGGGCAGCTGCTTTCCCAACACTATCTACTGGTGGATCTGCCATAGTTAATTCTACTCCAATGGGTATGGCTAATTTTTACCATAACACTTGGGTTAATGCTTTGACTGGAGGTAATCCTTTTAATGCCATCAGATTATATTGGAGAATGCACCCTGAACGAGATGATGATTGGTATGAACAGATGTCATCTGCTCTTGGACCTAGAAGAACTGCCCAAGAGATAGATGGAGACTTCTTATCATCTGGTAATACTGTATTTGATATGGCTGATATTAAAGCCATAGAAGATTGTATATCCGACTATCCTATTATTAAACGTAGATATAATGGACAATATCTTCAATTCTTAGAACCGGAGGAAAATAAAGAATACTTTATAGGAGCAGACGTTGCAACTGGTAGAGGTTCCGATTATTCATCATTTACCTGTATGGATAAAATTGGAGAAGAACAAGCAGTATATAAGGGTAGAATGCCTGTAGATAAATATGCCATATTACTTGGAGATACTGGTAGATTGTTTAACTTTGCTACCTTAGCTCCTGAATCTAATGATGTGGGTTTAGCAGTTACTGCTGCTTTACAGAATGAAGGATATCCTAAACTTTATTACTATCAGAAAATGTTGAAGAAGAAAGGTAAGAAAAGACCTGAGATGGATAAAGCTCCAGGTTGGCTTACTACTTCTAGTAACAGACCTGTTATCATTGATGGTTTAGAAGCAGATATTCGTAATGAAGTAACTACTATAAAGGATCCATTTTTTATTCACGAGGCTAAGACTTTTATTTATGATAGCTTAGGTAGACCTGTCGCTATGGGTAAACATAAAAATAATTCTGATTCTGAAGATGGTTTAGAAACTGATGTATATGCAGATGATGATATTATGGGCAAAGCTATCTGTAATCACATTAGAAAAGGTAAACAAAACATAATTATTCAACCACGATGAAAATATTCGGTTATAACATTTCGGTTACTAGAGGACATCCAGATGCTACTAGTAATACTGAACCAAAGAAACCTAAGGTTACAGGAATAGATCCTGGTAGAGTTTCAGCTCCAGAAGATGGTACTAATGGTTTAACTTATGTTTTGAAGGATTTTAACACCATGGTAGATCCTTCATTTAGAGTAGAAGTTATTCAACTACTTAGGAACTTATATAAGGTAAATCCTGATGTAAGTAAAGCCTTGCAGGATATGTATCAGTTAGCTAATACTGGACATAGAATAGGTTTTCCTAATAATACCAGTAAAGAAGCTGAAGCTATGGTAGATCATCTTAAGAAAGCTTCAAAAAAATGGTCTAATTATACTGCTGGTACTGATGGTTTAGTAAATAAGATGATGGTACAACTTTTAATTGGTGGAGCTATATCTATCGAAGGAGTACCTAATCAACATCTAGATGGTTTATCTACAGTACTCTTTATCAAGCCAGATAGTATAATGTTCAAAAGGGAATCTGATGGAGTATATACTCCTTATCAGAAAAGTTATGCAAACTTGGCTATAGGAAAAGATACTTATATAAAATTGAACACTCTTACATATAAATATGTAGGTATGTACAATGATACAGATGAACCTTATGGAATACCTCCATTTATGGCAGCTTTAGATTCTCTAAAAGGTCAGTCAGATATGAGAATAAACTTCAAACATATCATGGAGAATGCTGGCTTATTAGGATTCATGGAAGTATTAATGGATAAACCAGATCAGAAACCCTCCGAAAGTACTAATCAATATGAACATCGCCTTGAGCTTAATTTACTTAAGCTAAAGAGACGTATGAAGGAGGGTATGAAGGATGGTTTGGTAGTTGGCTACAAAGAAGATCATGAATTCAAGCTTAACTCTACTACCCAAGATATGGGTAATCTAGATATACCTTGGAAGATGAATCAACAGTCTGTAGCTAACGGTCTTGGTGTAAACAGTACTCTATTAGGTGTTACTGATACTAATACAGAAGGTGGAGCTGGTATAAACCTTTCTAAACTCATCTCTCAATTAAAGGTTATCCAGAATTTAGTGGGTAGTGTACTTGAATTCTTATACTCTTTAGAGTTACAACTTGCTGGATTTAATAATAAAGGTATTAAAATTACTTGGAATCCTGCTACTGTAACTGATGATGTAAAAATCCAACAGGCTACTCAATATAAAGTACAGAATCTCAATGCCTTATATAGAGATGGTATCATATCTATGTTACAATATGCTCAGGAAATGGGTTATGATAGCCCAGATCAGGAAGCTCCAAGAGTACCTATTGAACAACAGAACAATGGTAAAATAGGTATAGAAGATAAGGAGAGAAAGGATGATAAATCTAAATCTGATAGAGGTGTAAGGGATAAGAATAATCCAATGCCTAAGAGAAAAGATCAAAATTCAAAACCAAGATAAATATGAGTAAACCAATTACCAAAAGTAATCGTAGTTTTAATGAGACTATGGTTATTGGAGCTGGCCATTCTATTTTAGTAGGCAATGTACCGGCTCCTGTACAAGAGAAAGAACCTTTAACAAAGTTATCAGAGAATTTTTTCTCATGGAATAAAACTTCTAAGGATAGTATACAAAAGTTTGGCTTCTTTGGTAGTGATATTGATTATAATACTTACTACCCTGATTTGAAGCCAGAGGATCTAACTCCTAAGGATAACGAGTTTATAGAACCTATGTTCCGACTGTTATCTGAGACTATTGTATCTAAGAACTGGAATCCAGTAGATTTTAGTAGGAATGGAGTATTAAAAGCTGCTATGCCTCTAATACTCGGACAAACTGTAAACTGTGATCATAGTACAGATATAGGTAATGCCATTGGATCTGTTTCAAAAGTAGTATGGCAAGATTCTTATAAGGTAGATGGCTATACTATACCAGCAGGTATTAATGGAATCCTAAAAATTGATGGTAAAGCTAATCCTAGAATTGCAAGAGGTATCTTAATGGATCCTCCATCAATACACAGTAACTCTGTAACTGTACAGTTTACATGGGATAAGTCTCACCCAGAGCTTGATGATGCTGAATTTTGGGATAAACTTGGTACCTATGACAAAGAGGGTAATATGATCTGTAAGGTATGTACTGGTATAGTAAGATTCTTAGAGACTTCACTTGTATCTCATGGTGCTGATACCTTTGCCCAGAAAATAGGTTCAGATGGTAAAATTGTAAATCCAACATTTGCAAAACAAACCTATGAAGCTTTTAAGGAACATGAGGAAAAGGGAACTAGAGAATTTTTCTTCTTAGACAATAAAACTGATTTAGAATATTACAACAATACTCAACAGGTTAATAATAACAAGGTTGAAAATACTAATTTATCAAACACTAAAATGGATAAAGAACTAAAAGAATTTTTGGAGAAGCTATTCGGAAAGGATATGCTTACTCTATCAGAAGGTAAAGAAGCTTCTCCAGAAGAGGCTATTTCCCTTATCCAGCAAATCGTATCAGATAAGGCAAGTCTTACTGATACAGTAAATAATCTTACTGAAGAGAAGGCAAAGCTTGAGGAGAAGATTTCCAATCTCGAGGCCGAGAAGACTTCACTTACTGAGCAGGCAAATCTCGGTAAAACTTATGTAAGTAAGCTACGTGAGGAAGCTTGCAATAACTATCGTAAGTTAATGGGAGATTCTTTCAAGGAGGATGATGCTATCTATGTAATGCTCCAGGCAGAGAATACTCCAGTAGTAACTATAGAAGGTTTGAATAAGACCTATGCTCAGAAACTTGAAGAGGCATATCCTATGCACTGCAATCACTGTGGTTCTAATGATGTAAGCCGTGCTTCATCTGTAGAGGATCCAGAGAAGAAGGAGGTTACAAGCAATAAGGAGAATCCAGTTGATACTGCTAAGGCTGCTGCTAATATCTTCTCTCGTAAGAACCAGTACAAAGTATCAGAGTAACAAATCTAAAAATATAATAATATGGGAGTATATTTCAAAAATCAGCCTCTTACCTTGATGGGAGAGGTTACACCTCGTACTGTAATTTACAAGCACGAATCACACAAGTTGCACCAGGCTTTCATGGCTAAAGAAGATAGTTCTACACATAAGCCTGAAGTAATCGTAAAAGGTCAGCCAGTAGCTCTTAACCCAAATGGTACTATTTCACCTTACAAAGGTACAGCTAGTGAGGTATATTTGGGAATTGCTGTTACTGATAGTGTAAACCCTGCTTATGCTGCTCAACGTAACTTCCCTGTAGAGGTAACTGTAGCTGTAGAAGCTTTTGCTATCTGTAATTACATTTCTAGTGCTAATTTCAATTGTGGTTATGTAAAGCCTACAGGAAATGTTAAGCAAGATCGTTTCGTAGAGGTAGCTACTTCTACTACAGAGACTAAATTCATTGCTATCAATCCTGCAAGTGCTGCTAATGAACTTGTACAAGTATTGGTACGATAAACTTAAGTAAAGAACATATAACATTATAATAATATGGCAGAAAATAAAATTGATTTGAGCAAGATGAAGTCACAGGATTTCATTAATGCTTTGCCAGAGATGGTACGTTTCATGGACGCTACCCGTGCTGGAGATGGTAATCATATCTGTACAGACATCAGCTTGTCTGAGATGGTACAGGAGAAGTATGGTATTAGCTTGGATGCTTTCTACGATAAGGTTGGTATTAACCCTCGTATGACTACCATCCAGAATCTGTTCACTATGCCAGATCAGAATGTTCGTTGGTTGGTACCAGAGATCATTCGTGCAGCTATCTATACAGGTGTTCGTAAGGCTCCTTTCTATCCTGAGATCATCGCTTCTGAGGAGCATGTAAAAGGTCTGAAGGTTACTATGCCTCATGTAAACATGTCTGACGCTAGTCCTGCAAAGGTAAATGAGGCAGAGACTATCCCATTGGGTGACATCTCTTATGGTGAGAAGCAAGTATCTATCTTTAAGATTGGTAAGGGCTTCAAGCTTACTGATGAGGTTCGTGACTATGTATCAATCGATGTATTGGGCGTATATCTCCGTGACTTTGGTATTCAGCTTGGCTATGCTATGGATACATTGGCAATGGATGTACTCCTCAATGGTAATATGATTGATGGTTCTGAATCTGCTCCAGTAATTGGTGTAAATAATACTACTACTGGTATTACTTACAAGGATCTTCTCCGTCTCTGGGTACGTGCTTCCCGTCTCGGTCGTAACTACCAGAACATTATCGGTTCTGAAGATCAGGCAATTGAATTGCTCGATTTGCCAGAGTTTAAGAAACGTGAGCAGGGAACTACACAGGCTACACTCAATGTTAAGTCTCCAGTTCCTAACCAGGCTAATTTCTATATTCACCCGGGAACTCCAGATAAGAATATTCTGATGGTAGATAAGAATGCTGCTCTCATTAAGCTTACTGCTAAGGAGCTTATGCTTGAATCAGAGCGAATCGTTTCAAATCAGACTAATGCAACTTATGCTACTATCACTACTGGTTTTAGCAAGATGTATCAGGATGCTGCTGTACTCATGGCTGCTAATAAGGCATTCTCTACAAATGGATTCCCAGCATTCATGAATATCGATCCATATTTGTCAGTTAACTTGGAATAATCCCTGGCTTTAATTAAATATTCTCACCTTGCCTCAGTTTTAATTAACTGGGGTGAGGTTTTTAACTTTACATCAACTTAAACATTAAAACAATGGGAAAGAATAAATCAGCAAATACAGATTCAAAGTACGTTTCATTAGGTGATAATGCCTACAGCTTCTATGATCCTTCTACAGGTATTCAAGTTGTACGAGGAGAAGTAGTAGAACTATCTTTACGTCAGTTGGCTGCACCTAAGATTCGTAAAGCTCTTATTAATGGTCATCTACAATATGTAGCAGATAAGAATGAAGTAGTCAATGAGGTAGATTCTGAAACTCTAAAGGCTAAATTTGATAAGCTAGTAGAGGCAGGAATGGATGCCGGTAAGATTGCAAAGGCTTTCACTATGGAAGAGGCTAAATCTTTAGCTGAAGATAATAACATCACCGTAGAGAAAGATGATACTGTACTATCTATTGTAGAGGCTCTCATGTCTTAAAATAAATAAAACATGGATAACTTAGACTTCCAATGTATAACTGAAGGTCTGGGTGTATCTTTTCGAATATTCTCTAAAGTCCCAGTGAAAGCTATCTTTTCCTGGGACTTTGGTGATTTTACGGATCCCAGTACCTTAAAGAATCCAACACATACTTACTCGGAAAATGGTTTTTATACTGTAACATTAGAGGTAAATGATCCTAACACAGGTTATCATAAAACCTCTTCTAGAACTGTAATAGTATCAGATATAGTTAAAACTCATTTACCAGATAGTATTTATAACTTGGTGAATAATTATATACCCCAGGAAATTACTCAGGGTATGAGTTTTGAACAAAAGAACGTTTATATTAATAAATGGCAGCTCTATATACAACCTCTAGTGAATCGAGAGGAAGGAAAAGAAATTCCTATTGAGCATTATAATGATGAGCTCTACTATGAAGGTTTAGAAAACCAATTAATTATGGAACTAGCTGCATGGGATTATCTCAATGTAGAAGTTACCAATATCCTAACTAGTACTGGAAAATACATCAGTGAGCTTACCAGAACTAATGAAAATAAATCGGACCAAAAACAAGATTCCGATGATGAAGGAGTAAGAGGAGATAGGGTAAAGAAAATTACTACTGGACCTACTGAAGTAGAATATTTCGATAACATATCTGATTCAGTATCAAACTTCTTTTCTACATATATGAAAGCATTACAACCTGGTGGTGTAATGGATCAATTAAGGAAGAACTTATGTACTTTAGCTCAGAGGTTAGATATATATTTACCTTTCTGTGATCAAATTCATGATGTAGTTATACCGAGAGTAGTTAATAGAAGGAATCCAGGTGTTTTAGGAGGTCCTAACCCAACTTCTCCATTATCTCACCAAGGAGTTACTTTAATACCTAAGAAAAGATGACAAAGAAAGGATGTTACTTCCTAAGTAATAGAGCTTGGGATAGGTATAAAAGGAATGTAATGAGATTCCTTGATATGGACGCTGGTAGGCAAACTATAGTGTGGGCAAAACATGTGAACCAAATGTTATACCAAGGTGAAGATGAATTCCCTCATTATTATAGGATAAAGATAGAAGCTTTATGTTTTTACAATGCTTTTAGAAACTGGCCTATCAATATACAATCTACTTCAGGTGAAACTGATGAAGAGAACCTATCAATATTACTATCTTCTGATTACCTTAAAAGTTTAGATAGAGGTAGATACTGGAAGAATGCTAGTATAGATGCTGAAAGCGGTACTGATGGTTACTTTGATTTTAACTGGTCTGAGGATAGGTTTGTTATAAACGGTTTAGTTTATAAACCTACTGGAGATACCCAGGTAGCTCAAGCAAAGGATGAAGCTTTAGTATTACTAATCATCTTAAAGAGAGATAGAGATACTAAGCTAAGATACATACCAATGGAATCTCAAGAACAAGATGGATTCTTTGGTTCTGAAAAAGAATTATTTTGTGGAAAGAATTTTGAAACCTTCAATGACTTCAAAGGCACAGATAATGAATATTTCTGTGGTAAGAACATAGAGGGTTTCAATGGTAAACAATAATAAACATTATAAACAATGTACACAAGTAAGTATTACACTTGCCCTGAGATAGATCAGAGACTTCTACAGGGCTATTATGATGATGCTATTCATCATGGTTTTCAAGGTACTATAGATGACTTCTGGACGTTTATCTTAAGTATTAAAGATTGTATCAAAACTTCTCAAGGTAGTGTAGCAACTCAGAATAACTTTTCTGATGAATTAAAGGCTAAACTAGACGGTATAGAGAACGGAGCTAGAAATATCACTAAGATGTCTCAGCTAAATAATGATACTCATTACCAAACCAATGAAGAGGTTAGATCTACCTTTAGTTCATTAATTGCAGAGGCAATGAACCATATTCAAGTACCAGAGGTAACTGCTATTACTGAACAAGAGATACATGATATAGTATTTCCTCTGTAGAAGAACATTTGTAATATAAATTACTAAACATTAAAACATTACACAATATGGCAAGTTTTTTAGATAAAGCCGGACTTACTAAGTTCTGGGAGTTGATTAAGCAGTATCTTGAAGAGAATTATACTAGAGATACTGTTACTAATAATATAAATAATATCCTTAGTAGTGTAGATGTTAACTTAAATAAATCAAACCTTCCTCTAAATTTTTCAGAGCCAGTCGTTAGTAATAATAATATTACCTTTAGCGGTAAAGAAAATACTAGATTGAGTACTAATGGGTATATGAATAATATATTACTAGAATTATTTTTTGACCAACTCTTCTATTTATTTGATACCACTAGCCCAAATGAATCTGATTTTACTACATCAGATATATTACTTAATATGGGTATATCATTAGATGATAGCTCTATTTATTTAGGTAGGGTATATAGTAAAAACAATAGATATATACATAGAAATATAGATATTTATATCAATAGAAGAATCAATAACCATAGAACATCAAATTATCTATACAATATTTCTATAGTACCAGTAGAAGAAGGTAATTTATTATTTAGTGATGGGTTGTTCCCACTAGAAAATATAAATAACCTTATTGAAGATTCTGTAAGAATACAAGATCCACTGATACCCAGATTAACCCTTAAAAAATTAAAAGATAATTTAGATGACTACCTACCTTATCTAGAAAATAAATCTACCCAGATAAAGTTTAAAATAGAATATGCCAACTCTATAAGAGGTTTACTAAAGATATACAAAAAATCTGCAGGTAGTAATGAATTAGAACTCATAGGTAGAGATTCAACAGAAGATACCAATTTCAGTAAACATATAACTCCAGGAGAGGTAATAACTACCTATTTAGAACCTGGAGATAGATTATATATGTATGGTAATTTGTTGTTGATAAAGGATAGGAATTCGCACATATGTCAAAATATATTTAAGCTATTGCCTACTTTATCTAACTCTAATCCTGAAGATAAGGATAATAAATATATTATAAACATAACTCCCTGTGATTCACTGGGTACTCCTATAAATAATATCAACTTGGATCAACATTATCTAGAATATGGAGGCAATATGAGAGGTATGTTAGGTTATAGGGTGTATAATACTGAGTTTCTACAAAAAAATCCTTTCTATATAAGGGGAGTAGAGTTTATAAACTTTATATCAAACTGTAGATATATTGGAGAAATTAAAGTTAACTCATCCATGGATCAACCTAATGATTATTACTCTCCAATAATTGGAATTAATGAATACGGTATAATACAAAATATACCCATATATGGAAATGCTTTCACTAATACTGGAGTAAAGAAAGGTTATATCAGTTTATGGCTATATTCAGAAGGTAATTCTACTAGAGAAACTGTAAGAATGTTTACCAATTTTGATAATACCTATTATATGTGTAGAAATCTCACAGAATTAGATGTTTTAATGGATTGGTATGATAATTCTAAAATACCTGATAATATTATAACTTCTATGTTAATAAATAATGTTAAATATACTAATGATAATTATTACTTATTACAAGAATTATCTAAATCTATAGTATGGAATATAAAGGGCTGTAGAAATTTGAAAAAGATAACTCTAAAATATAAAGGAGATAGACCGTACAGTGATAAGATAAAAGGTTTACTAAATAAAATAAAAGATCATATACTTAGTAATAAAAATACTTATAGGCTAGAATTAGACATGGATACTGTAGATGCTATAAATTACACTATAGATATTCAGGCAATATAAAATAGAATGAGATCATTACAGGTAACTATACCTACTCCAGTAGGTGATTTAGTTATCTATGCTAATAGAAACCAGCAAGCTAAAGCAGAAAAGCTTATTAGGGAAACTCCTAATATACTTAACAATGCTTATAAGCTTGCTGGTTTGGCATTTGCTGAAAGATTAGCTAAGATAGCTAGAGAGTGTATATCAAGAGGTATGCCTCCTCCAAATAGTGGAGTATCTTGGCCTCCACATACAGAGAAAACTATAAAAGCTATTGGAGAGCATACTTTATTATATTGGTCATCTCAGTACTATAGAAACATTAAACCTTTGCAAAGAGGTAAACAAATAGCGGTAGGATTAACTCAATCACGTATTAAAACTAGACCAGATGGTAGATCTAATACTACTCCTCGTACATTAACTTGGGTAGCTAAAGTATTAGAATCTGGTTCATCTGATGGTAAAATACCTTCACGACCTTTATGGTCAGTGTTATGGGATAATACTATGGCAGATAAATATAAAAAGCAATTAGTACTAGAGATAAGAAAACAAATTAGAAATACAATTTAATATGGCAGATTCTAAATTTAAACTAGATAAAGTTTCTGGCAATGGTACTGACAGTATAAAGATTGCTCCTATAGAAAGTACTAATCAGAATTCTTACTCAGAAACTTATCAAATAAAAGTAGATAATAAAGTAATCTCTGAGGTAGATCTGAAGTTATTAAAAGTACCTAAAGATAAATATGTACCTACTTCAGATGATGGTTTAGTATATGTAGCTCCTAGAATAGGATATTTTACAGGAGATGAGATTAGATCATTAGATTATTTATATAATTCAAAGGATCCTCTTAATAAAACTACTGTACCGTATACTAAACCTATTAGAGTATTACATACTATATTTTCTAATGATACCAATTACCTAAATAAAGTAGGTAATTTAATCTATGTCTGGGAATATAGAACTAATAAATGGCTATCTTTAAGTAGTGTCAGAAAGAAATTAGATATAGGTCCTGATGAAGACTTTATATTGAATACTGCTTACTATGGAGCTATAATGATTGACTTCAATGTAACTGATTTTACTTTACCAGATACCTTGTTGAAAGATGATGCTACTAAGTGTTATACTAAAGTGTCAGGTAGAGTATACATATACTGGCCTAATAGGTATACCCAAAATGGTAATTCTACAGATAAACCTTATCATATTAAGATTACCTTAAAAGATAATACTCCTATCGGAAAATATATAGGAGGATATGTAGATTGTAAATATACTAAAATCTATGATACAGGTATTGAGGGACAATATGAAAGGGATGATAAAAAGAGAATCTTTTACAAATTATCAGATACTTCAGAGGAGAAGAAATATATAAATACACTATATACCTGTTACAGTAATGCTCATGTAAATATATCCTTAATAGAAGAAAATAACCAACACTTTGATTTTCATATTAAAACTGAGAATTTTTACTACCATCCTACTAGGATTAAGGTAGGTGATAAAATATACCATCCAGATGTTTCAGAGATGGTACTTAACAATGGTACTATAGAGGGTATAGTATTAAAAGGAATAGATGAATATACTATACCTAAAATACCTTTTGAAATAGGTTTTAAGGACGGCTACTTTGGTAGATATTCAGGTGGTTTAGAGGAAGATCCAGCTAATACTGTTGTACCTAGTTTTGAGGATTAAATTATGATAGAATCACAAGAAATTGTAGAGCGTACATTTTATATAGCTCTATTAAATGAAACTATTAAAAGAGGTTTGACTATAAACCCTACTGACTATCTTGACATGACTAAGAATCCTCCTATGCCTACTTTAGAGGGAGAAAGGAGATATAATCAAGATAGAGAAGCTATAGGTAGTAAATTTATAAGTATTTTTGGTATAGGTAATAATCAATCTAGAGGTATTAAAGATGTCCCTCGTATTACTTTAGAATTAAAATCTTATTATCCTGGAAGTATAGGACTAGAGAAAGAAGATTTTGATGAAAGTAATACTAACATAATAGATTTGGGTTATGAGACTAAGGATATATTAATAGATGTACATCTATGTTCTCAGACCGAACCAGAAATGAGAACTCTCCATAATATAATGTATACTGCTTTACCTGCTAGAGGTTATATAACTCCATATATAAATCAAACTATAGAAGAGTGGAGAAAACAAAAAATTAGTCCTTCTGGTAATCTGTATATTGAAGTAGGTAATTATTATGATCATCAAAACCTAGACCATGGTTTGTTAGAAAAAGTATATACTTATACTGTAAGAGATGGTTTGATAATGACTAAAATCGCTGAAACTAATATTACTCAGATTAAGGATATTAGTTGTCTATTAAAAGAATCTCAACTAAACATAGAAATACAAAGATAAAACGATACTCAAAGCATTTTATATAAACAAACTTTTAACATTAAAAATATGCCTAATACACCGCAAGTTAAGTTCGATATTATAAATAATAATGTTGAACAAAGTTCTGTGACTACTGGTATATCTACTGTTTTGGCTCGTACTACTAAAGGACCTGCAAATGATCCTTCAGTACTAATCACTTCAGTTCCACAGTTTCACCGAATTTATGGTAAAGAAATAGTACCAGATGGTTCTATCTCAAACATTGAGACTGCCTTAAAGGGTGGTTCAAAACTCAGAATCATCAGAGTAGTTGGTCCTGGAGCTGCTCCTGGAAAAGTAAAAACTGCTTCAACTGATTCTCTATTAAAGATCGTTTGCAACGGTCAAAGTGTAACACTTAAGGCTGTTACTAGAAGCAATGGAGATCCAATTGGTAGTGGTAATGAATTTGTAGTAACTACTAAACTAGATGGTAATACTGTAAATTATTCCGTAGTTGGAGCAGATGGTACAGTACTAGATACTGGAGTTATCTTAGTATATCAGAACTCAGATGCTAAAAATAATACTTCAATTGATTACCTTAGCCTAAGTAACTTTATTGCTAATAATCCATATCTGAAGATTATCGTATCTCCAGATAATGAACCAAGTAAATCATTAAGTTCTGTAGAAGCAGTATTAAACTGGTTAGCTAAAATTGATGGTTCTCGTAACAATGTAACTGTAACTCTTACAGCTACTAATACCTACACTGTTGGTACACCAGAAACATCAGCTCCTACTTCTAAGGAATGGATAGATGCTTTAGATAATGCCCGTGATTACCTTGATTCATATCATCTAGCTTTATCCCATGTTCATCAGCACTTAGCTCAGGCAGAGCTTATTAAAGTATATAAAGCAGCTAAGGATATAGTAGATAGCCTATCTGAGTTCCAGTTCTATATTGAGATTCCAAAATATAAGGTAGGAACTACTGATCTAATGAAGGCAGAGGATATGATTAATTACAAGAATCAAATTGCTTCTGCTATTGGACATTCTAAGTGGGTTTCTTATTATGGAGCTGGTCTTTTATATACCAACGATTATGGTATCCTACAGCCTTCAGATGTACTGGGTACTGTACTGGGTTTAGCCGATTCAAGCGGGTCTACATATAGCTACAGTCGTTCATTTGCTGGCTTAAATCGTGGAGTAGTAATCGATGCTAATGGTCCTGCTTCTGTAAACTATGGTTCTGCAGGTAGACTTGATACACTAAATGGTTTAGCTAATGCTTGTATCAACTTATTTGTAATCAAGGATACTGCTTCTTATGGTAAGAGAACAGTTCTATGGCATAACTTTACTGACCAAGTTAAGAAGGATTCTTTCAGATTCTTAGGTAATACGGGTCTTATTTTGAACATTAAGAAGACCCTAAGACCAATCTTAGATCAGTATCTAGAGGAACCAAACCATTGGAGTACTTGGTCTAGAATTTACCTTGAAGTACAGAAGTATCTTACTCAGTGGGTAGATAATAATGATCTAACTGATCCTAAGTGGCAGGGTGATCAAGATGCTACTTCTTGGGATAGTTTGGTAGTTAATAACCAAGCAGATGTACGACAGGGTAAATATAAAGTAGTATTCTCATTCAAGGATGTAACGGCTTTACAAGAGATTACTATTACTCTTTCTATCGATTCTAGTGTTAAAGCAATCGATGTATCATTAAGTAATAAACCAAAAGGAGATAAGTAAATATGGGAGCAAAGGTAAAAAACCCACGTAAGAAGTTCCTATGGAGCCTTCAGTTTGCAGAACATCCAATCAACCCATATCTGTGTCAGAAATGTAGTTTACCAGATCTTACAATAGATGAGGTAGAACATGGAGATATCAACAGGGATGTAAAAACTGCCGGTAGGGTTAAGATAGGTACTCTTATTGTAGAGAAATTATGTACTACTTCAGGATCTGATACTTGGGTATGGGATTGGTTATTCTCATGCCAGGATCATATTCTTGGTGGTGGTCTAGTACCTACAGATTACTGGTGTAATGTACTCGTAAATGAATTGGCTGAGGATGGTAAAACTATCCTAAATACTCATTCTTATGCAGAAGTATGGCCAAAGAAGATTACTGGACTAGACTTTGATAGAACTGCTTCAGAGAATACTATTGAAAAGATAGAGTTCTCAGTAGGTACTATGGATAAATATTAAAAATACTGGGAGTAAGGTCATTAGATCCTACTCCCTTTTTTCGATTTATAATCAACTTAAACAAGACATCAAATGGAAGATCACATTTTAACAAAAACTTTTATTGGCCCTACAGGCTACAGTTACACAATCAGAGAAGAAAATGGAGAAGATGAAGAGGTATTATCAAACCAGGCAGATGCTGCTAACTTGATGAATATCACTAACTTCATTTCAAGGGTAGTAACTAAAACTGATTTCACAGCTTCTGGTAAACTAACTCCTCAGGATGCCCTTAACCTACCTATCCGAGATAGATATGCTATCCTTATTCAGGTAAGAATTTTCTCTTTAGGAAATATGCTAGACTTTGCATATACTTGGCCATTAGAAAGTACTCCTACTTATTATGAGCAGAATCTAGAAGAGTTTATCTTTGATGATTATACTAATGTAGATGAGAAAGCTCTAGAATCTAAACCTGAGGCTATTAAACCTTATGAAGATTTGGAGCTATTGAGACAGATTAATTTTAAGAACTATGAGGTTACTCTGTCTACTGGTAAGAGGATTAAATTCAATCTCATGGATGGTAATGCTGAATCTTGGGCTTTACAATTATCTCCAGATAAACAAACCAGAAATGTAGAATTACTTGCAAGAGGTCTGCAATTAGAGGTAAACGGTAGATGGGATAATGTACAACAGTTCTCTTTATTCACTATCAAAGAAATGGCAGAGATGAGAGCTATTGTACATAAGGTAGATCCAATTTGGCCAGGTACAACCGAGATTGAGAATCCAAGAACTCATGAAAAAGAGAACTTCCCTATACTTGGAGCTCCTCATTTTTTCTTTCCAACGGAAGCGTAAATGAAGATGCTGAGGGATTATCAGATGAAACCTGTATTAAAAAAGGTATACCAAGGACAATCCCTTTAGTAAATCAGTTTATGTATTTACAAAGAGCAGAAATAAACGTAGGAGATTATTTCTGCTTTTTACGTCTTCCGTTAAGAGTACGAGATAAATTCAAAATATTTGCTGATGCTTTTTATGAACATCAGAGAGAAAACGCTAAGAAATTAAAATAATGTACGGATCTAATTCAGCCTTAGTAGATGTTGGTATACAAATGTCTCTAAGGGATCAGTTTACATCTCCTGCGGGTAATATTATGAGATCATGGAATAACATGATGAACGGTATTACCCAAACTGCCTACGATGCTCAATCTAGTTTTGCTAATACTGCTGCTACTGGTATGCAGATATTGAAAGGATTAGAATCTACTTTTGAATATTCAGCAAAGGTACAAGCTAACTCTTTCCTTACAAATAAGATGATCAACGATGGAGTAGATCACTCGGTTGCTCTATTGAAACAGGCACAGGATATCAATATTCGAAACCCTCTAACTGCTATGGATATTACTTCTGGTCAGAAGTTTATGGCTATGGCTGGTATGGGTTTTGAACAGATTAAAGGAGCAGTAGAACCTGCTGCTCAATTAGCTGCTATCTTTAGTATGCCTATGGGTCAAAAAGGAGGTACTGCAGACTTGATGACTAATGTCATGTCTATGTATAACCTTGATCCAAGTAAAGCTAAGAACGTAGCAGATATTCTAGGTGTTGGTGTAACTTCTGCTAATACCAGTATGCAAGATTTGGCACAGGCAGTAAAATATGCTGGAGCTACAGCTAGAATGTCTGGATTGGATCTTAAGGAAATGGTAGCTTCTATTGGAGTATTAGGTAACAGTGGTATTCAGGGATCTATGGCTGGTACTGCTTTAGCTAATGCTTTGAATATGTTCAACAAAGCTTTATCAGGCCAATCGAAAGGTGGAGCTGCTACCTTGAAAGCTTTAGGATTAGCTCCTAAGGATTTAACTACAGCAGAGGGTCATCTTAAGTCTATGGCAGAAATTATTCAGATTATTTCTGATAAGACTAAAGGTATGAACTCTGTAGATATGTATAAGACTTACTTTAACCTATTTGGTCAGAGAGGTATTAGAGCAATGTACTCTTTAGTACAGGATTATCAAACTAATGGTAATTATTCTAATATCCTGGATAAGCTTAACCATGCTTCTGATGGTAAAGGTTGGACTGATCAAACTATGGAGGAATACATGAAAACTCCAGAAGGTTCTATAAAAATGCTAGAATCTTCATGGGAAAACTTGAAGGTGACCGTAGGTAAATCTTTGAATGAAGTATTTATACCTTTCTTCAATAATATATCTTCATTATTACAGGTTTTCAATAGTTTTGCTGGTACTGGTTTAGGAAAGATACTTTTAGGAGGAACTACTTGGCTAACTGGTTTTATAACTCTTAGAGCTATCTTCGGTTGGTTAGTAATGGGAGCTCGTAGGATTTCCATGAATACCTTTAAGATCGGCACATCTACAGGAGTTGTAAGAACTAACATGCAAGCAGCTAATATCTCTACTCAGCAAATGGAACAACATCTATTTGCTAGTTTACAGATATTAACTAGAATGGCTACTATACAGGGAATGTCTACTGGTATGGGTATGACAGGTTCTAAAGGTAATCTTATGCCTTTGAATCCAGGTTATGTATCCATGATTAATAAAAATGGCCGATTAGAATATAGAGTAGCTAAAGGTTTTAGATCTTTATCTGGAGCTAAAGGAGGAACCATAGTAAGTCCAAGTGAAGCTTTAATGGTAGGATCTGTAGCTAGTTCTAGAGTAGGAGCTACTGCTGCTTCATCTGTAGCTTCTGCAGCTAGGTATGGTACTCCTTTGTATAGATCCATTAATAGTGTATTACCAAGAGTATTATCCAGAAGTGTAGCAGTCCCATTGGCTAGAGCTGGAGCTGGATTAGCTAGCATTGCTACTAAGAGTTTAGGTTTCTTAATGGGCCCTTGGGGTATGGGTCTTTCTTTAGCTGTAAGCTTCTTACCAGGTATCTTCAATTTAGTGAAAGATTGGTTTGGAGAAAGTCACAGTAAAGAACAAGAGGAAAGATCTGCAGAACAGAGACAAGCTCAAAGGGATGCTGAATTAGTTAGAGCTATTACACAAGGTAAGTCAGCTTCAATCAGTATCGATTTGAATAGTAAACCTATTGGTACATTCTCAGATGGAGATCATGCAAGTATTAATATGCCATCTCCTAATATTGATATGGATGATTATGGTATGTAAAACTATATGAAATGGCAAATATAATATTAAAAGGCCGTAGGAAACTTGGCCAAGCATTCGATAGAGTAAATGACCTCACTAGTAAAGATACTGTATCTACAGTACTCACTAGTGAGGCTAATAAGTTGTGGAGAGCTAAGATTTTACTTGATAGAGTAACTAGACCTGGAGCTAAAGATCATACAGATAAGGTTATTCCTAACAATAAGGTTAAACCTACCTATAGTAAACCTTCAAAGGGTCAAAGATATTATCCTCTTAGGAAAGGTATGATATCTACCTTGAATAAAGACTTTAGGGAAATAGATGAAAAATATACTAAAGCTCCCGATATAAGTTTTAGAGATAGTAGTGAAAGACAGTTATTAAAGATTCATGGAGATGAAGCTAGAGATATAACAAAACCCCAGATACTAATATTTAACTGGTTTTCAAACCCTGTACAGTACATAGAATTACAAACTGTGCCTAAAGAACTCGAGATTAACTCAGAAGGTACCTGGGCAGTTATAAATTCTATGGGTAGAAATACCCCTATGTATCATTATACCGGTTCAGAAACTACTCTACAGTTTAGTATATCTTGGTACAGTAATGATAGAGCTAATCCCCAGGATGTATTAGCTAAATGTAGATTATTGGAGATGTGGAGTAAATCAAATGGTTATCAACAATCTCCTCCACTACTACAGATTATGTTTGGAGATTCTGGTATGTTCTCTAACCTACAGAAAGACGGTCAGACTAAAATATCAGAAGGTACTCAGTATTATTGGATATTACAATCTGCTTCATATAAATTATCTGGATGGAGAAATGATTCCTTAATCAAGGATGATAATAATCAGATAGTTAGAGCTAAAGGTTATGTAAAGGCTAACATGAATCCTTCACTTGCTACCCAAGAATTGATATTTAAACGTACAAGTGCTAGGAATTTATTATATGAAGATATTATAAATCCGGATGTATTAAAGAAAACGAAAGGAATAAATCTATGATAGAAGGACCTTATGATAACACTAGAGCTTATCAGTTAGATTATCTAGAAGGAGATTATAGTTTAGAAAGATCCGAGGATATAGATTTTACTTCTAGTGGTATACAACATATAGTAGTAGAAGGTGAAACTCTCCAAAGTATTTCTAATAAATATTATGGAAACTCCTCTAGATGGGCGGATATCGCGGATTATAATGGGATAATTGATCCCTTTGATTTAAGTATAGGAAATACATTAATAATACCTATGTAACATGGCTAAAGCTAAAGTAGTAAATAAAAAACCTGTCCATTCTAAAAAGGATGTAAAAGCTCCTTCAGATGTTAAAAAAGAAGATCAGGTAAATAAGGCTAAAGAAGGTAAGTCAGACCCTCATCATTTATTTGAGGGTATGGCAGAACCTTACATAGCTTTCTTTGATCAAACTGGAGGAGCTTTAGTTAATCCACTAACACAAATACCCTTAGGAGCTTATATAACCTCTTTCCAATTAAAGATGAGTGAAGGTAAAGAAGATTATGGTAGTATACAAATAGATACGGGAGATCCCGATACCGTAGATATATCAGATATACAACCAGGAGATTCTATAATAGTACAGTATGGGTATATATTCCCTACTGGAGAAGTAAGGTCTTCTAAACCGAGAAGGTTGAAAATAATTGAAGTAAACCAATCTTTTGATGAAACTGGTACTCATGCAGTACTTTCAATAAAAGATTCTGTTACTGATTTAAGACACTCGGTACCTTTTAGACCTGCTGGAGAAGATCATACCTTATTAAAATATATGGAAAATGGTTTTAATAACGATGTAGGTATAATCATTGAAAAGTTTGAATAATATGGCTAATCCCGATACTACTAAAAAGATCATAAGTAACCAAGCTTATGAAAGTATACAACCTTATACCTTAAAAGATGAACCGGTTGCAAAAAGTACTATACTCTTTGCTAACCGGTATTCTGGCGTAAATGAGGTTATGGTTACTGATGAATCATTAAGAGAGATTTTAGAGAGTACTTTAGGTACTGCAGGTAATAACGTATTAGTACAATTAAAAAAGAAATTCACTGCTTTCAAAGATGGACCATGGTATATAGATTCTAGAGACGGAATCATACACATTCACAATAGAAAGTATACCAGAGGAACTGTACATAATTATACCTATCAGAGAGAGAATGGAGAATTATTATCTGCTTCATTTACTCTACAGGAGATATATAAACCTTTAGCTGGTTTAGGAGCTGTAGTTAATGCTATGGATAAAGCTTTAACTCAAGTAGGAGAAGCCATTACTAATTATGAATTACCTCCAGCAGATATATCATTGCCAACTAAAGGTTTATCAGATGGTAAATATGGGAATCTTAGGGTAGAGAATGGTCATATCATAGAACCCACTGATACTGTAGAAAAAACCATGTGGAATAATGGTTATACTCCTTCTTATTGGAATTTCTTAAAGAACAAAAGTGAAGTAGAAAAAAGATGGGTAACTGCTTCTTGGGATGCTAATAAAAAGAGAAGAGAATATAATAAGAAAACTCCTGCTCAACTTAAAAAAGAAAAACAAGATAGAGCTAACCGGGCCTATGGTAATACTAGTAGAACCGATCAATATCAATTACTTATACATAGAGACCCTACCATAGATCTATCATATAAAATGTATTTGCAATATGCTAATGTTCCCGGTGGTGAACAGTTAGCTCAGTATTACTTAAATGAGGCTGCTCAGAAGGCAAATAAAATCAAGATACCTGCTAAAAATTCTGATACTTTCTGGGGAGAACATCATATAACCTTAAATACTGGTAGTCAGACCTATGTTAATACTGGTCATAGTTTAGAATCTTTCAAAGATCAGTTAGTTAAAAGAACAGTAGCTAGATGGTATAATAGGGTACATAATTCTTGTAGAATACAGACTTACAATATTACTAATGTTAGGTGGAGTATAAATGGCAGTACAGTAGCTACAGTAGTAAAAGACGATAATGGTAAGCCAATACTGAATCCTGCAGGAGATGAGAATTTCCAAAAGGTAAATGGAGCTATTTCATTGACTTATTATGGATATGGTAAAGATTCAGTATACGTTACAGGTTCTCAGTTAATATATGATATGATGCCTAGAAAAGTAGGGGGCCCTAAGAAAGGTCCTCTAAATCTAAGTGGAGCTATGGACGGTGTAAAGAATGCTTTACATAACCTTGGTAAAGGAGCTAGAGAAAAACAGCTAGTAGCTACTATCAGAGTAGTAGGTAACCCTGATTTAGAAATATCTCAACAGATAGGATTATATAATGTAGGTAAAAAATATTCTGGTATTTGGTATATAAAAACTGTAACCCATAACCTAGAATTTGGTCAAGGATATATTTGTGACATAGAGTTACAGAGACAAGTTACTAAATCTAGTGCCCAAGGTACTCATACAATATTAGATACTAAGAGAAGTACTGTAGATAGTGTAAAGCCTAAGGTTACTGCTACGGTTGGTAATAAACCAAGTGATTTTAGAAAGGCTCCAGTAGGTAGTACTGGAACTAATCCAAGGTCTCCAGCTAATACTCATCCAGGTTATAAACCAGGTTCTGATAGTAAACTATGGCAAGATTGTTTAGATATTCCATGGACTGCTGAGGAAGCTGCTATTGGAGATAAAATTACAGATCCTACTGAGAAAGCTAAGTATACTAATTATATAGCTCTTAGACATTATAATAACCGGAAATATCCAAACATGCCTCATATGAAACAGACTTATCTAAAGGTAGATAAGAAAACTGGTAAGATGACTGCTGTTAATAACGGTACTTTCGGTATTTTAGTGGATAAGATCCCAAAAGGTAGATATCACTCTCGTAATTATTCTGATTCTATGAATAGAAATAACAAAAATAAAAGAAGATAACACTATGGCAGATTCTTTAATATCTCAGTTAGTAGATAATGGAGTAGAATCTATAGGTAGGTTTTACTCCATATATAGGGCTATAGTAACTGATATAGATGATCCCTCTAATACTGATCAGTTATTAGTATATGTTCCTGAAGTAAATGTAATGACCTGGGCTATCCCTTTTGGCAGTCATGGTTCAGAAAATAGTGGTTTTAGATTATTCCCTTTACCTAAGAAGAATGATATAGTATATGTACTTTTTGAAAAAGGTAATCCGGGTAATCCTTTATGGATTTATCATGGTTGGGCAGAAAATCAAAGGCCAGAGGATTTTGATGATCCCGATGTATCCGGTATAGTAACTCCAAAAGGTACTAAAGTACTAATAAATGACAGAACAGGAGAGATACATATAGAAGCAGCTACTAGATTATCTATTCTAGCAAAAAGTGAAGAAGACGGCATAGTAATTAGTGCTAATAAGATATTTCTTAACTCTAGTGATACCATAGAGGCAAATCATGGTAAAGAAGAATTGATTAGTATAAATAACCTAACTAAGAAGTTAAATAAATTGGTTAGTGAAGTAGAAGAGTTAAGGAATAAATTTAATAGCCATACTCATCCAGGAGTAAAGGCTGGCCCAGATACTTCTGCTCCTACTATTAACCAAGCAACGAAACCAATATCATCTTTTAATAAAGAGGATTATGCAGATAAAGCTTTTTTACACTAATGGACAATAATATAGGAACCGGAGCTTTATTCCCTATAAAATTAGAGAAGAACTCCAAAGGAGAAACTGGATGGTATCCCCAGGTAGAGGATCCAAAGTTAATAGAGGAAAATTTAAGAGCTATCTTACTATATGAAGTAGGTTTTAGATTTAGACAGGAGGATTTTGGTAACCGATTAACTCAATGTTTAGAAGAACCAAATACCTTAGCTCTAAATTATATGATACAAAGATTCGTAATCGAGGCTATATCACGCTATGAGGATAGGATCACCTTAAATAACATTAACACTGTTAGAGAAGGATATAAATTATCAATAAACATAGAGTATCATCTGGTATCTACTAACACCGATAGTTCTGTATTAGTAAATTATAACTTAAACTAAAATAAATATGTTAACAAACAAATGGACAAACCCTCTAAGTAGATCCTTTCAAAATATTAGAGCAGATATGATAGATGCTCTACAAAGTTTTAAGGATAAAGATGGTAGACAATTAATTACCGATGTTTCAGAGGGTAACATCTTTATTATCCTGATATCATTATTTGCAGCTATAGCTGAGGTATTACACTACTACATAGATAATATGGCTAGAGAGACTTTCTTGGTTACAGCCCGTAGATATAGTAGTGTAGTTAGACACAGTTTATTGGTAGATTACCATCCTCGGTTAGCTAATGCTGCTACAGTAGATGTTATAATCACTCGAGAGTTAGAAGGAGCAAACTCAGGAGCTAAGATTAAAATACCTAAGGGTACTGTATTTAAGGATACCTTAGGAAACAATTGGCAGACTGATAAAGATATTCAGTGGGATAATAATAATGCTTCTATTAAGATACCCTTAGTACAACATGAACTGTATACTACTTCATCATTGAATGATAGTTTATATAAAACAGGTCCAATAGGTTTAGACAATAATCTTGGAGATAACAAGATTGAACATAATGGAGTACAATTACAACTTGGCACCGATAACTGGATCCAGGTAGAAACTTTTGCTTATAGTAGCCCTACTGATAAACATTTCATGGTTACTTCAGATGAGGCTGATAATCCTATACTGGTATTTGGAGATGGTAAGTTTGGTAAGAAACCTGATCCTAATCAGAAAATTACTTTAAGCTTTTATATAACTAAAGGCTCTGCAGGTAATATAACTAAAAATTCTATAGTAAACGTACCTTCTGTAATAAGTAGTTTAGTACCTAGTGCTACATGCAATAACCCATATTCATCAGGAGATGGTTTTGATTATGAAAATATCGAAATGTTAAGATCTCATGCAGCTATGCAGGCTAGAACTATGAATATGTTAGTAACTAGAAATGATGTATTGGATGTAGTTAGATTAGTACCTGGTGTAAAAGAAGCAGCTTTAGAGGAAATCCAAGGTAAAGCTCTTAAGGTATATGTATCTCCTATAGAGGGTAATACTCCAGTTTCTAATATCCTATTAGATAAGGTATCAGATACATTAGCTAGTAAAAATATGTTAGCTAATACAATAAAGGTATATCCAGCAGGAGTGTCTAAAATACATCTAGTAGTAGATATAACAGGAAAACCCTCATATAAAGATAGCCAAATATATCAACAAACTATACAAGCTTTATTAGATAAATATTCTGGAAGCAATGTTCATTTAGGAGGTAGTGTTAGAATATCAGATATATATGCTTTGATAGATAACTTACCTTCAGTGGATTATTTACATATAACTAAATTTTATGTATCTCCATGGCCAAAGATCATAAACGGAGATACTCAGCTAGATCTCAAGATAAACGATATAGAGGAGGTTAAATCACCTACCCAATATATTATAACTATTGGGCAAAATAATACATTTAACATTCGTTCTTCTGAAGGAGGCTTTAGTACTGATAAGGAAATCTCTAATAACATCTTCATAGATGATACAATCAACGGAGTTAAATTCTCTATGGCTATTGTAGGAAGTTATAATCCTGGTAGTAGATATCAAATTATAATACCTATGATTAATTCTGATTATAACGAAGAAGGATTTAATCAAATTATATTTGATGATCCTACCTTATTAAAAACTTCAATACATGAAACCGTATGATGGACCTAAAACATTTAATAAACTATCTGCCTTTTTATTACAAAGAAGCAGATAGTTACAAAGACAATGATGGTAAAGGTATATTAGAGAAATTCCTAGAAATATGTGGAAATTACTTCTTAGAAAATATTAAAGAACCTGTAGATAATACTCCAGAAAACCTTTTAAATGTAGATGAAAATGCTAATGATTACTACTTAAACCTTATTTGGTACTGGTTTGGAGAATTTCCTTTTATAGATCTAAACCAATCTTCTATACTGAGTTTGGATAAGAAACAAAAAACAGATATTCTAAAATACCTGATACCTCTTTATAAAATAAGAGGAACCGAGAAGTTTTACCAAGTAGTATTCAATTTATATCATAGTGAAGTAAACAACCTTAAACTAGTATCTATCAAACAGATAAGTCCTGACTGGCTTAATGATTTTAGAAATGGTACTATTCCTCGTACTAATATCCCTCCTAAAATAATATGGCCATATTATGATATGAATACCTTTGATGGAGAGGTTAACCTTGATGAACAGCAGATATTATCTTTCAATGGTATAGTAGAATTTAATGTAACTATAAACGAAAACTTAGGAGATATGAAAAAGATTTGGAAATTTATCAAAAACTTCATAGATAGGTTCTTACCTTTTAACGTAATATCTAAGTTACTATTGAATGGTAAGAACTATGATGAAACCTCTTATCATTTTAACGTTTATACTCTCAATGGTAGTAAATGGGTACGTAGAGAAAGTGGTACTACTTTATCTTTAGATCCTGATGAAGACCTAAGAGTTAAAATTGAATTGTTGGATAATTACAATAGGAAAGTAAAAGATATTCCTTGGTATGGTGATCTAGTATATACTATTGGTAAAGATCCTAATAAAGATCCTAACTATGTAAAAGGTACCTCTGAAAAATCTCGTTACTATGGAGAAAGATACTTAAATATAAACTCTGTATATAGACCTTCGGATGTAGATGAAGTAAGTAAGGTTTATAATACTTATAGATTTTATTTAGGAGATCCTAATGAAGCTTTTACATTGATTATATCTAATGATAAGTATCAGAATATTACCTATTATGTTATTAAACTAGGAGAGTATGATAGAGTATATGATGGAGAAAATCCTATAACTGTTCCTATAGAAGCTTATAAAGTAGATGGTAATAATAAATTACCTGTACATGTAGTTTCTGAACCTTCTGGAGAGATAAAGGAATCCAATAGTAACAACCAGTTTATAACCTCATGGAGTATTACAGCAGGAGGCATTTATAAATTCCATATAGAAGAGGATCCTTCTAAGGGAGTAGAAGCAGTAATTGCTAATAGAAAACCAGGATATAAAGTATTATTAGGTTATAAATATGTAAAGAGAAACTATTACAAGGGTAGTTTTATAAAAGGTAGTGAAACTACTATAGATAAACTAAATGATAAACTATCCAAAGTAGTAATAGATACTCAGATGGATTTGTTAAAGAATACCGAAATAAAGGTATATATAGAATCCTTGAACCATCAACCAGTTCCTGATAACTTGACTGTTACTATAAAAGGTACTAACATACATCTGAAGAACGGAGATATATGGAAACCCTTATCTATGGATAGTTATATATTCAATGTAGATCAAGGTAATCCTGATTTAAATCAGTCGGCTTCATTAGAAATAGTAGATAAAACTCTTCAATTACATTTCATGAGGTGGTGGAATTCAAGTCAAATGGATTCTATAGAGGATAGTAATTTACAAACTAGTTTGATATTATCCTATGTGCCTACTGGGAAATATTCTGAGGATTTTCTAAATAATAAAGATAACTCATCTTATATAGTAACTGCTCCTGATGGTAATATTTATAACATAGGAACCAGAGAGAATGAAACTCTAAAAGTAGAAAAGCCTGGTTTTGTAATAGATAGAATACCAGATATAGGATCTACTAATAAGTTTAAATTAAGAATTACTACCAACTTAGCTGGATTATTCTATATCCAATCTCCTTTTACTGATGGAGCTTCTTTTGAATGGTATGTAATTGATAAACGTACTCATAAGTCTAGTATAAGCTCTCTAGAAATTACTCCTATATTCTCGGATAAATCAAAAAATTACTGGATGGCTCCGAGTATGTCAGATAGGAATACCTTTAATATTACCTTTAGTGGAAATAGTTCAGTAACTGAACCTTTTATACTAAGGTTCATTGATGATTTTGAAAATACCGTGCAGGATTCCACTGAAGATGTTATTATGGAAACTGTTTCTAGAGAAGGTAAAAATATAACTGAAAAGGTAGATCTAAGTAGGGTATTAACCGTAGAAGGTAATACTACATTCAAGGCTCATTTAAAGGATGGTAGAACTTTAGTAGCTAATCTAAAGTGGTTACATATAACGGTATTACCTCCTTACATAACTTGGGTAACTAACGAGTTTGGTTTACTAGATAAATCTGAGAAACCTTTATTAATTGATACAATGGGTAATGATAATTTAACATGGTCAATAGAGAAATATCAGGATTAATAAATGCAGACACTAGTCGTAGGATAATAGCCTTCCCTATGGGTTTAGAGTTCATAAACTTAATCTATGACCTCAGATGGATGATATTATTGGCTTTAGTGTTAGTTATAGGAGATTTTTGGTTTGGTATAAACGAAAGTAAATATGTAGGTACACCTATTAGGAAGTCTAGAGCCTGTAGGAGAACTATCAATAAATTCATAGATTACATATTGTATATACTAATGGGAGCTTTTCTAGGTAAAGCTTTTGGTTCTCCCTTTGGTTTTGACCCTATTATAGTAGCTTCTATAGTAATGATATTATGTTATGGATTCGAAATAGATTCTATATATGGTCATATATGTGTATTACATGGTATTAAAAATCGTATAAGTATATGGAGGATCTTAATCTTATTGATTACTATGCGGTTTAAGAGTTTACAATCCATATTTAGTGATATGGCAGAACAGATAGAAACTGAAAAATTAAAGAAATAATTATGAACAACAAAGTGTATTTTAATTATGGCAGTAGAATATCTTCTAAAGAGATATCAGAAGCCATAGGTCTTATACCAGGACCGGGTCCTATTTGTGGATTTGGTTCTGCTACTATTAATGGTAGTAGTTTAGATATCTATCCTTATGGATATGGAGATGAAGGATCTGCTAATACTGATTCTTATGATCCACTAAGATATCAAATAAGGGATACTATATTTAGTCATCGACTTTCTTGTAGAGAAGATGCTGATCCTACTGATTATAATGTTAACTTCTGTTTCATTAATAAGGATGGTATACTCTACAGATCTGGAGATCAAGTTTTACATTTAGAGATTGAAGGAGTTAATAGTAGAGAAACTAAAGAGGTTCTATTATTTGCAGAACATAATTATGTAGAAGAGGCAGTACAGAACCAACCTATCATCAGGGCATTTTGGAATAGCTCTAGTTTTAATTTTTATGACTTATATAAAAAATCTTTAGATAATTACTATCCTATTGCTAGAGATTTAAGAAAAGCTGCTATTGCAAAAGATAATGACCCTGCTTATAATGGTAAAATCACTTATAAGGGTTTAATAGATAAGGTAGAATCTATTTGCGAAACATATCGTAAGAACCAGAAAAATATGGTGTTCTTGGGAGTATATGGAGAAGGATTTAATTCTTTGGATAATAACAAGAAAGAGAACTTTGCTCTCATACCTTATATGGGTAAGTTTCCATCTACAATAAACTATAACCAGAGAATACATAGTTACCTTACAGAATCTATACAAAGGCTTGAGAATTTCGTAGGTTATTCAGATGTAGATAGCCAGTTAAATGATTCTGGCAAACCTTTTAAGAGTTTAGCTGAATATGTAGAATACCTGGTAAATAAAAAAATAAAAGATATAAAAACTATGATTGATGGAGCCATATTAGCCCCTGGATCTATCATATTATTTGAAGGTGAAAACATACCAGTTGGTTGGGAAGAGTATTCTAAGGCTAAAGGTCGTATAGTAGTAGGGTATGCCGAAGGAGGAATTAGGATAGATAGTCCATCAGGTAATACTCAGGAACTTACTACAGTAGGTTCTATATATAATCCAGATGATACATATGGTACATGGTCTATAAAGATTAATGGTAAGAATCTACCAAAACATTATCACGGTATAGGATTAGTAGCTGGTAGACAAGATGATGCTAAGGATGTTTTTAGTCTTATGCCTTGTAATTATATTGATAGGAATCAAAACATTAATGGTGAAGCATTAGATGTAGGTTATAATCCTGTAAGAGGTATACAAAAAGGTACCGTAATTACATCAGCTAATTTAACCGAAAAGTCTGATTATAATTCAGAATCTCCAAATGATTACTTGGTAGTATCTAAATTACCACCAGCAATTACATTAAGATATATTAGAAAAAAGGCTTCTGTCTGATTTGATTGTTTTTAGTTTAGATTGATTGGGAGGATCTTAGCAATAGGATCCTCCCTTTATTGTGTTTAATATCTTAAATCCTTTTTAGCTTGTTCTAAGGTATGGGATATTTCTTCTCTTAATTCTCCTATATATCTAACTGAAGTTCTATTCTTTGGTAGGTTAAAGAATTCTACTAATAAACTATTGGTAATCCTACCGAACTTAGCATTGGCTTCTATAAAGGGAGTAGGAGATACTGTCATTTCCCATACTAATTTAGCGTCTAAAGATAGATGGTTATCCATATAGGTGTTTAACATATCCCACATATCATTTTTAACCTTAGCAGAATCATCTTCATCGGAGAAATCTTCTTTACTATTGTCAAATAAATCTTCGAAAGATCTTAAACTTTGATTAAAAGAAGCTTTATCACTGTAAGCATATTTTAATAAATGATTTTTATAAGTAGATAAAGCTCTTAGTATATTAGCTTTAAGATGTTCTTCATCTACTGTACCATAATATTTATTAAAAACGAATAACATCTTATCATAGAATTGAGAAGTAAGGATATCAGTAGTAATATTAAACCTTCTAATATCAATTCCTCTTACTAAATTTCTAATTACCGGTTGAACTAATTTGAAAAGTTTATCAAAAAGTTCAACATCATAACCTTTTTGCATAGGTTTTAGACGATGTATTTCAGAACCGTCGCTAATAATTTTATTCATACTCATTAATTATTTATAATATGTTTGCAAATATAATTATTTTATATATAATATGCAAATAAATACTCAGAAATTTAACCATAGAGCTGAGGATTAGTGAGTAGTTCTAGATAGTTAAGATACTGGTTTCTATAATTTCTATTATAATACATAAGTAAAACAGCTACAAGAAATGAAAAAATCAAAGTTCAAATTTACCTTTGATATTAACTTTCAATTGGAGATCCTTAGGTTTATAATCCAGGATAAAGAAGGTAGGTTAGTATTAAAGAGAATTAAGCCTGGATATTTAACATTGATAGAACATTCTATAATTGCAGAGGCTCTAGTTAAATATCTTAAACGTAAGTCTAATAAAATACCTTCTGCAAATGTATTAAAGGAAGTTATTAAAGAATTACTAGAAAGTAAAGATTATGTAGATCTAGTAACCAAAGAAGATGTACATAAGATACTAAGTATAGTAGATAATCTGTATAATGTACATTTAAAAGATAGGGATTATATACAAGAAAAGGTATATCAGTTTACTACATTTATTGAGATGAAGAATCTCAATGATAGTTTCGACTTAAATGACTTCCATCAATATGAAGAATATTATCATAAGATAGATAAGATCCTTCAAAAAGCTAAGCCTAAGAAGGAAGATGCACCTTTATATTTAGTAAGAGATGTTGCAGAAAGACAGTTTAAAAGGCAAGATGATCCTGCTATAGTACCTTGCCCATTTAGGCAGATGAATAAATTAACTAACGCAGGAGGTTTTCCAACTCATTCTGTAGGAGTATTATTGGATAAACCAAAAGCAAGGAAGACTTTCTTCTTGGTTAATCTAGCCTTAGGTTATTTGCGAATGAAGAAAGATGTATTATACATTGATACAGAAAATGGTAAAGATCAAATCATGGATCGTGTAATACAAGCTTCAATCGGTAAAACCAAATCTGAATTATACTCGGGAGAATATGATGCCATAGAATCTCGTCATGCTCGTAAACTTCAAAGGTTAGGAGTAGAAATGGTTATAGAGAGAGTTCCTGCAATGGCAACTAACTGTAATTATATATCTAACCTTATACATAAATTAGCCGAACAAGGTATCAATATCAAAGTAGTTATTATAGACTATGCAGCTAAGTTAGCTTCTACTCAGGGAGATAGAGAAGATTTTGATAGAATATCTAATGTATTTATAGATATTCAAAATATGGCTGAATCGGAAGATCTAGACATGGTTTGGACTGCAAACCATATAACTAGAGAGGGAAAGAAACATAGAACTACTAGATATGATGAAAATGATATTGCTAAATGCGTAGATATAGTAAGACATGTTCAAGTTATCTATGGTCTTAATGCAACAGATCAAGAGGATAAAGATAACATCCAAAGACTTGAGCTAGTGGTACAGAGAGATGGTAAACCAAGTGGAAGAGCTTTATTTCATGTAGATATAGAGAAACAAAAAGCTAAAGAATTTACTATAGAACAACGTAAAAAATATGATGAAGTATATGGAGATAAATTAGATGAAGCGTTTAATAAATCTAATAAGAATCCTAATGCTGATCCTAAAAGAGCTAAAGAATTAGAACATGGAGATATCTAAATTTAATTATTACAAAATAACTTCGGTTATTCAAAAGGAACCTACTAAACTTTTGTTTAATGATAATAAACATGAGGCAAGAGTTAAATCTGTAGAGATCAAATTTTCTCATAATAACGTAGGTTTAGTTATAAATAACCTAACATTATCAGATCTTAAGGAATTAAGAAAGGTAGTACGTAAACAAATCAAAGAATTACAGAAATGAGAATATTTCACAAAGGAAAAACTTTTAAGTTAAAAGGTTGCAGAAAATCATGGACAGTGGTTAAAACTTTTAGGTATAAAGGTGTAGAACACTGTGTTGCAGTTAGTACTCTGATAAATAATCCTGAAATAGAAAGATTAGGTTTATTTGCTGTAGATAAGAATAACAATATCTATCAGAGAGCTAGTTAATGATATGAAGATAACTTCTAAATTCAAGTCTCAATTGTACTCCTACTTTATAAAAAGGTTAGGAGCTTTTGAGTATAAACATGGGTGGTTAAGAGTACCAGTTTGTCCATACTGTGGCAGAGAAGAAAAGATGGGAGTTAATCTATCTCTGTATAGATGTAATTGTTTCAGATGTAACTCTCATCCAAATCCTGCTCAAATGGTAATGGATATAGAGAACTTAGAAACGTATGGTGAACTTATTAAATATTTGAACAATGGAAACTTTGATGAACTGGAGTTTAAGGAGGAGAAAGTCGAGTTGCCGAGTAAACAGCCCGTATATCTACCAGAAGGATTCCGTAATATCAATTTTGGTACCAGTCAACTGGCTCTGGGAATGCAAAGGTATATCCGAAATAGAGGTTTTCAAATTGATAGACTGTCTAGACTTGGCATTGGGTACTGTAACGAAGGACCATTATTTGGGTATCTCATTATACCATTTTACTACAATGGAGAGCTTCGCTATTACAATGCCCGTAACGTTATGGGAACAGGTCCAAGATACAACAATCCAAATAAGGACATCACTGGGCTTGGGAAGGAGTTTCTTATATTCAATTTTGACGCTATGCAAATGTATAAGTCAGTCTACTTATGTGAAGGTGCAATCAATGCTTTGACTATGGGTGAAAGAGGTATAGCTACTATGGGTAAAGCAATATCTGCTTATCAAGTAAATGAAATTATTAAAGCTCCTGTAGAACATATAATAATATTACTGGATCCAGATGCTAAACATTATGCTATAAGCCTTGCCTTAAAATTAGTAGATTTTAAGAAAGTAAAGGTAGTGTTTTTACCTGATGGTAAAGATTGCAATGATCTTGGTAAAACTGAAGTACTTAAATTAGTATATAACACTAGATACCAAGACTATCAAGAACTTATTAGAATCAAGAACTCCTTGGATTGAGGTAAATCCTATATAAGTATATAACAATAATTAAAAATAATATGAAATCATTTATTAAAGAATTTCTAATCAACATATTAGATTGTTTAGCCTGTGGAATAGCTATACTGATCTGGGTAAGTATTAGTATCTTAATAATAACTTATGTACCAGATGGAGCATTACAGGTAGTATTAACACTGCTTTATACTATTATATCAGCAGCTTTAGTTATGACTATATTCTGTAGAGCTGATAAAGAAATAACTGATAAAATACGAGGATATAAATAATGAGAGATCCCAGTATACACATAACAAAAACTAAGTTCAAGGAATTATTAAAAGAACTTGGTGTAAAATCCTTCCCAGTGGAGGATTTTTTCGTTAATGCTAAGCAAAGTGCTGTAAATACTAGAATTATGTTAATTAAAAGCAGTAAGAATAGAAAGAAAGCAAATAATATTGCTCTAGCAAGCTTGGGTGATGCTAACCTTGCAGCTAACATCTTCTACTCTGTTCAAGTAAGTATGAAGTTCAAGGGTGTTAGAAAGATAGAAGAATCTCAACCAAGATTATGGGCAAGTTGTAAAAAGTTAGCCGATATCTGTAATACCTTCTGTAAGGATTTTGAATTAGAAACTCGAGCAGGTTATATTGAATATATTAAGACAGGATTAAACCTATTAAAGAATAGGAATCATAAATCTTATCTTAACAGCTTATTAAATATGTCCGAAGAAATATCTAAGACTTATCAATCTAAACAGGAGTTATTAGAAGATTCAGATCCTGGGTTTACTAAGAAGATACATGATTATTATTGTAAAACCATTGTAAACAGAACTGGTATTAGAGTTGATTATACCAATCAACCAAGTCTATATGCTTACTTCAAGGATGTAGCTAATAAATGTAATGAAGATGATATAGATTATAGGGATTGGATAGATGCTCAATTTGAAGGATTAGCTTGGTGTAATGGTATGCCAGAACCTCAGAACTTAGTAAATGATAAGGCTTATGGTTATTACACTAAGTTTATGTACAAACATTCTGAAGCTCCTGGAGAAGATTATATCAGTAATATAGAAGGTAGTTTGTGGAATAAAATAAATGACGAAGATGAATAGGATCATTATTAAAAACTGCAATGAGTGTGAATTAGATATACCTCAGAAATATGCAGTAAAGTTATATGATGAACTTAGTATCAAACATCCTCAAGCTTTTTATCTAATGAGGAAAGTTAGAGGCTGGGATGGTAAAGTACACTTCTTAAATAAATATGGAGTATTTAAGATAGGTATGTTACCAAGGGTTTATCAAATGTTGAAAGAATATGGTTTGAATATTAAGATCATAGATACTAGAAGACCTATACCTAAAGCTAAGATAGTTAAGAATATTGGTAACTATAGTTTACGTAAGGAACAATTACAGGCTCTAGGAAATATCTTAAAATATAAGATAGCAGATATACCCTTTCATATCGGAGTAGTAAATGCTGCAGTTAACTTTGGTAAGAGTTTACTAATGTCTTCTCTATATTACAGTTATGGTAGGCAACTTAAAACTTTATTGATAACTCAAGATGCTGATTGGCTAAGACAATCTCAGAAAGAGTTTAAGCAGTATTTACCAGATGAAGATATAACCTTTATTCAGGGTAGTAAGGTAGAGAACTGGTCTAACTTTAGTATAGGAATGGTACAATCTATATCACGTAATATTAAGAAGTACCAGAATGAGTTAGCTAAAGTAGATATGGTATTAGTAGACGAGGCTGACTTAGCAGGTAGTAAAATGTACCAAACAGTTTTAACTCATTTATATAATACTCGAGTAAGAATAGGTTTATCAGGTACCATCTACATGAGTAACCTTGCTAAAGATAAACTTAAGAATATGAATCTTGAGGCTTTCTTTGGTAAAGAGATGTTTAAGTTTACTATAAAGGATTCTATAAAGGTTGGTCATTCAACTAACACTATAGTTAAACTGGTACCGTGTATAGATTTATATCCTAAGAATTATAAAGAGATAAGAGTATATCAAGAAGAATATGATGCCAATGTAATAGAGAATAAAGATTCCTATAAGGTAATATTAGATAGGTTAAAGTATAACATAACTTATGATAGATTACCAGCACTCATAGTTTGCAAATATATTAAACACTGTGAAAACTTATATAAGTATTTATCTAATGCACTAGATCTACGATATAAAGTTGCTTATGTGCACGTAAATACTCCTGCAAGCATAAGAAAAAGTATAATGGAAAATTTTAGAGAAGGTAGGATAGATATATTAATATCTACTACAATCATTGCCAGAGGTAAGAACTTCCCTAAATTGAGATATATGATTAATGCAGCAGGGATGAACTCACAGGAGAAATCTATCCAATTCCTTGGACGATTGGTAAGAACCTATGAGGGTAAGAATAGAGTTTATCTAGATGACATTCAATATCCAGGTAGATATTTAGGAAGACATTCTAAAAAGAGAGCTAGATACTACAGGCAAGAGAAATTGAAAGTGATTAATCTAGCAAGGTTATATACCAAATATACTTTCAAGGCTAAGGCATAGACTAATAGATTATATCTTTTTCTTTTAGGGAAAGATATAAAGCTTAAGGCTAATGAGCATATTATTAATTTAATAAATAAAACAATGATTAATACGATCATAAGTATACTTCTTATAATACTCAATCTACTACTGTTAGTAGTATTAAGTAATATACATAAGTATTATTTCGATAAGGTACGAGAGTTAGATAATAAGCATAAAGTATTATTATGTAATCAGTACATGATAAAGAACTATCTAAGTACATTGTACCTCAAACAGCTAAAGGATATACAAAGTCAATTCATATCTGAAGAGAATTATGAAGAAGCTCAGAAGATAGAGAAGTATATCCAACAGGAAATTGAAAACCAAGGAATTATAATTAAAAATATTAAAAACTTAAACGAAGAGTAATTATGTTAAGTACAGAACTTGAAAAGAGATTAGAAGATTGCTTAGTTGGTAAAAATACCATAACTAGAGTAAAGGTTTATTAAATCTCAAATGGAGAGAGATAGATCTGATCTTAATCTTATTAAGAATGCTAACTATCAAGGGTTATACGTAGAGAAGATCCTACAGAATAAATATCCAAATGAAGATATACCTGAGGATATGTTTAGACAATTAACCATAGCTTTATCAGTAGAAGATGATCAACGTTTGCTAAAGGCTTTAGGTTGGTCATCAGTAAAGAAATCAGATCACCCAGTGTTTAAGACCATAGATAAATTATTTAAATCTATAGGAAAGATTTAATATGAAAGTAAACGTAATACGTAAAACATCTTGGAATGATGTACTGAATGCAGCAAGGTTCACTCAGAACCTTGCTCCTTTAATGAAAGAACCTTCCGAGAATTTTAAGGAAGATATGATAGTAGCTGAGCATTCTCCTTTGAGGTTATTAGAATTTGAGATAATTATTAAGGATATCCCTTACTGTAACATGGGTCACTTAGTAAGACATGTACATGCTCAATCTTTTGTATCAACCTCAAGAGGAGATATAACTGGAGTTGATAGGTCTACACGAAAACAAACAGATCCCGTTAATATGATACTCTATATGAATGCTCAAGAACTTATTAATATATCTAAGGTAAGATTATGCAACCGAGCTGATAAAGTAACTAGATTAGCTTGGAATATGGTTATAGATGAGCTATCTAAAATAGAGCCTATACTTGCTCGTTATTGTGTACCTTCCTGTCTATATAGAGGATTTTGTCCTGAAATGAAATGCTGCGGTTATACAAGTACAGAAGGCTATCAAGAGGATAGAAAGAAGTATTTAACAAGAACTATTTGCAATAAAAGAATTAAAAGTATAAAAAATGAAAAAGAGTAAAGGAGTAGATTTACTTAAGCATGATCCCCTTGAACCATTTGATTTATCAAAGATAGGTACTGATAAAGATCCTTGCTTTGGTAAAGGTTATAATCTTACAACTAAAGAGTGTAGGATGTGTGGAGATTCTGAGTTATGTTGTTTGAAGATGTCTCAGACATTAGGTAAAACTCGTAAACAATTAGAAGAAGAGAATAATTATAAAGATCTTGAAATCCTCGAAGATGTTAAGGCAATTAAAAAATATATCCGAGGATTAAAGAGAAAAGGTTTTGATAGGAAGAAAATAGTAGAGAAGACTTCTGCTAAATATGAAGTACCTACTAAAACTATCAGGAAAATTTATAAAGAAATGAAATGAATAAACAAGAAGGACTAATAAAGGAAATGATACCATATATATGGTATTTATTCTGTAGGTATTTGAATAATCCAAACTACATGGTTCAGCAATCTGATATACTTATCAAAGTATTTATGAAGAAAACTGACGTTAGTAGTTTTATTAAAAATATAAATAAGAAACTAGAAGAAATCGTAGATACTGAAGATTTTAGACCTATTACATATAAAGGAATAGATGACTTTACCTATGGAGAAGTTTTACATCAAATAATATATTATTATGGCAACAACAAAATTTAGATTTACAAAAGTAAGAGAGGTTAAATCACCAACACGTCACAATGATGGAGATGCTGGTTTAGACTTCTATGTACCAACTGATTTAACCTTAGGAGACCTGTTTGAAGCAAACCCAGATCCTACAGCATTCAGTGTTAGTATAAAGGATGGAAAGGTTAATATGATCAACCTTAGACCTCAAGCCAGGATCAAAATTCCTTCAGGTATTAAAGGTTTATTAGAGCCAAAAGATTCAATGATGATGGTAGCTAATAAATCTGGCAAATCTACTAAATTAGGTTTGATCTTTACTGCTCAGATTTGTGATTCTCCTTATGTAGGTGAATATAACTTAGCAGTTTATAATACTTCATCAGAAGTAGTAACTATAAATGCTGGAGAACCTTTGGTACAGATGATTCATACTCCTATATATCTTACAAATCCAGAGGAGATAGATAATGATACATACGAAAAGGAATCAAAGAATTGGGGAACTAGAGGTACTGATGGTTTTGGCTCTGGTGATAAAGGAGGGAAAACCTATGAACCAACAAATCCGAGAGATATAGAGGGAGATTAAAACATGGATATTAGAAATATTAGAGAAGTACCTCCAGTAGTAGAAAATGAAGCTTATTTAGAAGCTATATATAATTTGGAGGCTGAACTATTGCAAGGATATTGTGGTAAGATCGAAAAAGATCTGCCACTACCTCCTATTGATATTAATACTTTCAAGGGTCAACAGGTACTAAAGGATTTTTCTGCAAGAGTAATTGAGGAAACAGCTGAAGGTTATGAATCTACTTCTGCAGTTATTGATGTGTATCAAGATCATGGTTTTAATAACCAAACCTTTAGTGATTCTGAATGGCAAATGGTAGCTAATAATCTTCAGAATTCAAATGAAGAGCAGGCAGATGCTATGGCTTTTTATATGGCTTTGCTGATGTATGCTAACCTTGAGATTAAAGATATTTATGACTACGCTAATACTAAATTAAAGGATCTGGTAGCTAGAATCGACATAGGTAAAGTTGAGAATATGCTTGACTTAATGTTATTAGGAAGTTATGCTTTTGATCTTGATGAAAGTGAAGATAAAGAATTTGGAGATATGGGCTGCTTATATGATCTTCTAAGCGAAGCTAATATTGAAGATATGGGTTTAGATGTAGATCATGTGAATTCATACATACCTGCTTTCAGATTTAGCAATAAAGATTTTCATCGTTATGAAGATCATATGTTGTGGAGAGTAGCTTACCATATCAATATCTCTAGAAACTTCTTAAAGAATAAACCTTGGAAACAGTCACAAGAATTAACTGATATTACTAGATACAGTGAACAATTGGCTCTTGGATTAATTAGGTATCTAGGTTATCTTTATACAATGGGATTTACTCCTGATACTTTGTATACTCTATGTTTTAAGAAAAACAGAGTAAATCATTTCCGTCAAAATAGTGGTTATTAATATGGGAGGATGGAATAAAAAATTTGAGAACATGACCTTTGATGCTTCTGAACATGTACATGATTTAGAGTTTGCTACCTCTACTGAAGCATGGGAGAAGTTAAACGAAGGTTTTATAACATTAGATCCACAGCTCTTTACTAAGGGAGCTGTGGCTAATGCAGGTGTAGCAGTAGTATATAACATATTCATTAAAATTAGAAATGCTTGGGTTGATCCTACTTTTGACTTTGGTCGCCATTTTAACTATACACAATCAAAATGGACCGTACTCTTAAACAATTATCTAGACTTTAATCAACTAGATCTATTGAAGTCTCAGATAAAGATGAAGACTGTAGGATATAATCAGAACTACAATGTATCCTTCGTTTTTCATAATAAACATAATAATGGTAAGCAATGCTTATTAGCTGCTACCTTTAGCAAAAGGTTTTCAGAAGATATACCAGTTATTACTATGGTACTGAGAGCTTCTGAGATTACTAAGAGGTTGATGTTTGATCTCTTGCTAATACAAAGAATGGCAGAATATGTTTATGGTAAAGATCAGAGAGTACAGATAAACATATTTGCTACTCAGATGTATGGTAACATAGAAACCTTACTTATGTACTGTGGAGGTCATAAATCTTTTAAGAAGGTTACTAAGAAGATGGATAAAACCACTGAATGGTATACTAGAATAAAAGAGGTATATGATAAGTTCATGAAAGGTACTGAGAAGGAATTCTCTACTTATAAAGTATTCCTAAGAAGTTTCAAGGTAATGCGTCCAGATTTATTTGAGTATAAGCCTTTACTAGCTAAAGATTTAGTTATAGAAAATGACGATATTGAATATCCAGAGAATTGTATAACATATTCTCAGAGAAAGAAATATAAGAAGAAGTATTTAGCTAAACTCCATAGGAAAGGCTGATTCTATAAAAGAATATAATAATTAAATATTAATAAACATGCGTATTTATAGTAATGCAAGAGAGCTCATGTCTGAGATGAGCAGAGATCTTTGGGAAATGGGTACAGAGGTTAAACCTAAAACCTATCAGAACAAAGTGATTGAGGGTAATGAAGATTTTATTACTAAGGAAGAATTTTGTAAACAGTACTGTATTACAAACTTACCAGATGTAGAATACTTATTTGTTTTCACTCATGCTAAGAAATGGGCAGATATGGAATTCAAAGAAAGAATAGGTGGTCATCCTATTAATCCAGGAACTGCTTATCTTGAAAGAAAAGATATGTGGGAACAATTCTTGGATAAGCAAGGTAAATTTGATTATACTTATGCAGATCGTATAAACAGATTTGTAAAATACAAAGGAGAGAATCTTACAGCTCTTGAAGCAGTTATTGAATTGCTAAAAACAGATCCTGATACTCGTAAAGCAGTTCTCCCTATTTTTACTGGAAGTGATTGTAATTATTATGAGGGTAACAAGAGAATCCCTTGTTCAGTATACTATGGTTTCTTTGTTAGAGAAGGAAAGTTAAACCTTACTTATCATCAGAGAAGTTCAGACTTTGTTCAACACTTTGGAGATGATGTATATCTTGCATGGTGTATGATGGAATACGTAGCAGAGAAGGTAGGAGTTAAACCAGGTATGCTTATTCATACTATAGATTCTCTACACTGTTACAAGAAAGATTGGCATTTATTAAAGTCATCTATTGATGATCTAATGAACGATAAGAAATAGTATTTGTAGCTCATTAGTTATTTGGGAGGGTATACTTAGTAGGGATATTAGGTATACCCGTTTTTATTTTAATCTTTAGTAATAAGTAGAGATGAGAACTAAATATAAAATAATCAAATCATATAAAGACTTAGATAGGCTTATAGAATTATGTAAGTCTACTAAATATGCTTGTATTGACTTTGAGACTAATGCAGAAGGTATATATAACAAGGATTTTAAGCCTACTATATTATCAGTAACTTGTATGCCAGGTTTTGGATGTTCAATACCTTTACATCATTTTGAAACTAAGAAATACACTGATAGAACATGGAATTGGTTAAAGGCTCTAAAAAGATTTGGTCATGAAGTAATTGAAAATAAGGATATTGTTAAAATTGCTTGGAATGCTAAATTCGATTTACAGATATTTGAAAAATATGGTATATATCTAAGAGGTACTTTGATAGATGGTATGCTTGCTAAATATGTTCTTAATGAAGAACGTCCAAATGGTTTGAAAGATATGGTAAAAAGATATTTACCATGGGCTGCTAACTATGAAAGTGAAAAAGGTTTTGATAAAATACCTTGGGATCAAAAACCATTAGAACCTCTATGTCAATATGGTTGTCAAGATACAGATTATACTTTCAGATTATCTATATTCTTCGAAAGAATGATTATAGAAAAGGATATGTATAATCTTTTCCGTAATATGATAATGCCTGCTAGTAGGGTATTACAAACTGTAGAGAAGAATGGATTATATCTGGATAGAGCTTTCAATCAAGAATTATTAGAAACTTATAAACCTAAGATAAATAATGCTTATGAGGTAATCTATAATTTACCAAGGGTTAAGAAGTTTACTAAAAAATATATTCAGAAAAGAATAGATACCTATTTAGAAAAACTAAGAGATGAAATATCTCAATTAGAAGAAATACCTGGTAGTGAAAGAAAAATTGCTAGTAGAGAAAAGAAAATAGAAAACATATTAGCAGGAGTATTTACTACTAAAACAGAGAAAGCTTTAATTAATCCTCTAAATCTAAACAGTAAGAAAGACTTACCTGCTTTGATATATGAGGGATTTAATTTCGAATGTACTCAGTATACAGATAATGGAGGTAGATCTACAGCAGAGGATGCTTTAGTAGAATTAAGATTAACTGTAAAAGATCCTAAGTCTCCAAAAGCAATCTTCCTTGATACTTTGTTAGAGTTGAGAGGATTGGAGAAAATGTATAAGACCTACATAGAAGGTTGGAATGAAAAGGTACAGGATGATTCTAAGCTACATGGTAAATTCAATATCATTGGAACTACTAGTGGTAGACTTTCATCTTCAGAACCTAATATGCAGCAAATACCTAAAACTTCTGTAGACCCTAATATTAAGAAACAGTTGGTAGCTAACCCTGGTACTTTATACTTTGCAATGGACTTTTCACAGGCAGAGTTAAGAATTATGGCTCACTTATCTGGAGATGAAACTTATCTTAAAGCTTTTGCAGAAAACCAAGATCCTCACTTAGCTATTGCAGCAAAGAAATACGGAGTACCCTATGAAGTAGCTCTTGCAGCAAAAGATGATGAGAATAATCCAGAACATAAAATATGGAGCACTAGACGTAAACAGGCTAAGCAAATTGCTTTCGGTATTATCTATGGTATACAAGCTAAACTTTTATCAGAAAAGTTATCAGATCCTAAGGCAGGTTTAATAGTAACACCTGATGAAGCTCAACAACAATTAAATGAATTTTTCGAGGAACATCCTAAGATAAAGAAATTCATGAAACACCAGGAGAAGGTTCTTAAAAAACAAGGTTATATATCTAGTTTATTTGGAAGAAAAAGAAGATTGCCACAAGTATTTTCAGAAGATAGATCTGAAGTAGCTTATGCTATAAGATTATCAGTAAACGCCCCTTGTCAGTCAGCTGCTTCTGATATGTGTTTATTCGGATCTATATTATTATATTGGTCAATGAGACAGAGGAAATTCCCTCAGATGGATTCAGTATGCTTGGTACATGATGCTAACTATTTTAACACTAAGCCAAATGATATAAATATATACACAGTATATCACATGTGGAATATATTTAGAAACCCTAAAACCAAAGAATATTTTGGTTTTCAAATCAATGATGTAGACATGTCAATGGATTTTGAAATAGGTAGAACAATGGCAGAAGAGTTACCTTTTGTACCTTTATATGATTATAATAAGTTGTTGAATGGAGAATATAACGAGGAAGATTTTCATAACCAATATATGAAGTATAAAGATGTATCAATAAAGGATTTTCCTAAGGTATTTAAGAAACAATTTAAAGAATATGAAAAATATTACAAGAAGCTTGGATAAATATATTATGATTTGTCCTTATTGCGATAATAACTTTGAGTATCAGCTTGAAGATACTTATTTTATGAGGGATTTATTACATAGGTATATACCTTGTCCAAGTTGTAAAAACTTACTACCTCATGAGAGTAGTATGAAATGTATAAGAGGAAAAAGATCGGAAACTATATCATTATAACTAAAATATTATAACAAATGGCAGAAGATAAAGCTATAATCAATGCTAGGACATGGGCTAATAGAAAATTAAATTTAGCTTATATCTTAGCTGGAGCAGCAGCTCAAGGATTTGAGCAAGCAGAGAAAGCTATGGATTGGGCTAGTTTAGATTTAGTTCAATCCAATAAACAGATAGTAAAGGAGATAAGGAGAACTCTTAATAAACTTATATGGTTAGTAGAAGAATTAAATAAAAAATCCGTACTAACTATGAATGGCTTAGATTCTTCTAAGTTTGAAGATACCATACATATATACTTCGCTTTATTCATGCAGATAGTAGATAAGGCAGGTTTAGATGAAGTATCTCTATATAGGCTGTATAATCTATATCACTTAATGGATAAATATAAGGGCCTGATGAACTTCCCTTTCAAAGATGTAAAAGAAGACATGGCTTTTAGAGAAATATTAGAATTTGCTAAAAGGAGTAAATTCTTACATGTAGATCAACAAGGTAATATTATGTTGGTACATGAAGATGGTAAGAAAAGTCAGTTACTTAAAATAAAATAGGATGGATATTAATATAAAACCTGTAAAGGTTAAATACCAAGGTAAAGAAATTATCATAGATATTCAAAAGGAATTATCTATAGATAAGAATAGGCTAGATTCTCAATTAAGAGATATACCTTCTAGTTATTTTATTTTGTGTAACATTCGTGATAAATATATACGTAGAAGAGAGGAACTAGCAAAAGAAAAGGATGTAGCATATAGTGAAGCATGGAACTTTTATAAGAATGCTAATCCTCAGTGGAATAATGATTATGTATCTAACAAGGCAAATACTAATCATAAGTATATATCTAGGTTTAATGCTTACTTAAAAATGGCAGAAAAAGCGGCTCAATTCATTTCTCTGTGCAAAGCTTATGAAAGTAGAGAGAATGTGATCAGGACTTTATCTGCAAATCTAAGAAAGCAATAGCCTTTACTATTTGAATATACAAGGTTAAAAATAACAACGTTAAACATTAAAACAACATGTACATTCCATTAAAATTTACAAGCGAAACAGAAGCTTTCAAACTTTCAGATAAGATACATAGTATTGGAGGAAGATTAACAGAAAATAGGGTACTTATACTAAGTCCTAATAATCAAGAAACAGTTAGTGGTGGTATAATCTTACCAGCTTCTCGTGGAGAAGATACCATACCTAATAAAGGAGTTATTATCTCTATCGGAGAAATAACTGAAGAGTATAAGACTTACTATGATCTTATCAAAGTAGGTAAGGTAGTTACTTATGGTAAATACGCTGGTAAAGAGGTTAGCTTTGATCCAAACCTTGTAGGAGAAATTGGAGAATATAAGTTTACCATCTTATCATTAAACGAAGTATTATTTACAGAAAACAATCCAAATAAGTAAGATGAAAAAAGAAAAAAAGAAGTTGTCTTCTTCTGGTCAAACTACTAGAGAGAAGATGTTAGCTAGAAAAAAGAAGCTAGCTGAAAAGGGATCAGGAAATGGTTTTGTATTCCCAGGTAATGGTACTACACGAGTAAGAATCGTAAGTGCTGGTCCTAACGAGGAACTTGGAATCGAGGTTATTAGATTCTACCTTGGTGATCATTCAATCATTTCTCCAGCTTCATTTGATGAACCCTGTCCAGTTATGGATAAATACAAGGAGTTAAAAGATTCAAAGGATGAAGATGACAAGAAGTTAGCAAAGAAATTCGTTCCTTCACGTAGGTATGTAATTGCAGGCTTGGTATATAAGGATGAAAAGGGTAAGGAATTGGATTACGACAGTAAACCAAGATTGGTTATGATTCCTTCTTCTGTATACCAGGATATCATCGAACTTTACCTTGATGAGGATGAGGCTGGAGATATGACAGATCCTAAGAATGGTTATGATATTAAGATTGATCGTTCAGGTTCAGGTAGATTCGATACATCATATTCAGTTCGTAATTGTAAACCTACTAAGGTAGATAAGAAACTTCTTGAGCCAGTAGATTTAATGGGTATGGTAAAATCTCAAGTTAAATCTTACGATGAGATTGAAGAAGAACTTAATAAGTTCTTAAATAATACTCCTGATGACGATGAAGACGATGAGGATACTCCAAAGAAAAAGAAGTCATCAAAGGATAAGAAAAAGAAGAAGAATCGCCATGGCGATATTTAATGAGTTAGTTTATAATGTTTAATTGATAGGGAGATAGTTATTTTAATCGGTAGCTGTTTCCCTATTTTGTTTATAGATAATACACTATGGCAGGTAGAAAGAAAATAAAGATACCTTCTTTAAGAGAATTACAAAAGAAATTTGCAGGTCAATATGTACCAGCAGAGGTAGATGAATCTAAATCACCTTGGTTACCTTCAAGATTTTTAGCTTTTAATAAGATTACTGGAGGAGGAATCCCTTACGGTAAAATTATGGAATTATTTGGTGAAGAATCTTCTGGTAAAACTCTAATGGCTTATGATTTTGCATATTGTGCTCAATATCTGGGGGGAGTAGTTTTATGGGTAGACGCTGAACAAGTATTTACTAATTCTTGGGCAGAATCTAACGGCTTAGATTTATCAAAGATCGTAGTATATAGAAATACTTCTATAGAAAAAATATCTGACTGGATAGCTGCTCAATCTTTATATTGGAGATCTCAATTAACTCACAATGAGCCTATCTTATTAATATTAGATTCAGTATCAGCTTTAGATACAGACGCTAATATAGATTCAGAAATGGATAATGCTTCTGCTGATATGGGTAATAGAGCTAAAGCAATATATAAGTTCTTCCGTATACGTAATGAAATGTTATATTCTTTAGGTATAACCCAGATTTACATCAATCAGTTAAGAAAGAATCTAAAAGCAGGTATGTTTGAAAATCCTGATTGTTTACATAGAGATACACCTATACCTTTTGTTGATGGTACTTATCATACTATTGGAGATATAGTAGATAATCATATAAAGGGTATGATTTGGTCATTTGATGAAAAATCTGGGGAATGGTTACCTAAGCCTATTACTGGATGGGTAAAGAAAGATCCTAAAACTTCTGATAAGTGGTATACCGTCTCTACTTATGGTCCTGGTACTAAAAATGGAGTTATATCTAATACAGTAACAAGTAGGCATAAGTTCTTAGTATATCGTGATAAAGAATTACAGTGGGTATTTACTAAAGATCTAAAGCTATCCGATAGATTAGTATCTCATACTAAAGGATCCTTTAAACTACACAGTAAAGCTCGTAGTTTCTTAAATGGTATGTTGATGGGAGATAGTAGTATAAGGATTAGGAAATATACTTCAGCTAATTTACATATATCTGACAATGTTAACCTAGAATATGCAAGATGGAAAGTATCTAAACTAAACAAAATAATACCTTTCAGAGAGTACGTTACTAAAAAGGGATTTACTTATAGATCTTCATATTCTCCTGAGTTAAAGCTAATAAAGGATGACTTAGGTAATAGAAGAGATCCCTTGAACATATTAATACCTGGACAGGTAGATTGGTTAACTCTAGCTATATGGTATATGGATGATGGTCATTATCATGGAGATAAGAGGAGTACTTGTTGCATATCTATACCTTACAATAGGACAGATATAAATACTTTACAGAGTATCTTAGAAGATTATGGTATACCCTGTACTTTAACTAAAAATAAAAAGATAATAAGGTTCAATAAGAAATCTACCGAGATATTACATAAGAATATATGTAAATATATACCAGAACCAATGCAGTATAAATTATCTTCTAAGTATAGAGGTAATTATATCGACTTTGAATTAGAACCTTCAGAGATAGATTATACTTTATATCTAAAGATAATTTCTATAAAGGAAGCTTCGGATAAAAAATTGAGACATCCTTATAAATATGATCTCACTATAGAAGATACCCATAATTTCTTAGCTGGTAATAAAGATAATGGTATAGTAGTACATAATACTACACCAGGAGGACAAGCTTTAAGATTCTATGCTTCATTGAGAATAGGTTTATATGGAGGTAAACAGATTACTAAAAAAGTAAAAGGTAAAGAAAGGAAGATAGGTAGAGTAACTTCAATAAGAACCATTAAAAATAAAGTTGCTCCTCCTGGACCTACCTTAAAGGCTTCTCCTTTATATAATAATCCTAAATATGTAGATGAAGTAGGTTTTGATCGTTTACACTTCTTAGATGAACTTCTAGTAGAAGATGGTATAGTAGAGAAATCTCACTCAGGTACATTTACTTATAAAGGTAAAACTTTATGCAGAGGAGCAGAGAAGTTTAAGGCTTTATTAGAAGACAATGATGATCTTCGTAGAAAGTTAATAAGAAAAGAAGGTATAAACACTTTAGGAACTACTAAAAAGTTACTAGAAAGTATAGATAAAAACTTATATCCAGTAGAAAATATATCAGAAGATTATGAAGAAGATGATGACGAATAAAAAAAGACAGGTAGCTGGTACCCATTACTCTAGATTAAAGATAGAGCCAGTAGATTTAATGGTAATCTTCAAAATGGACTGGTTCCAAGGAGAGATACTAAAATACTCTTCAAGATATAATCATAAGAATGGTTTAGAGGATTTGAAAAAAGCTATCTCAGTATGTCAATTGGCAATTGATAGAGGATTAGCTTCAGAAGATCTTTATGCTGAACTAGATTTAGGAGAAAATCGTAAGGTATTAGAAGAGTATATTAATCAATTTAACTGTACTCAACTATGGTATTTAGTTCCTTCTATAATTAAAAGGAATTATTACTACAGTATAGAGTTGTTAAAAGAAATGATACATGATTATGAAGAAGAAAAGGCGTAATATTAATCGTAAAACTATAGTATTGGTTGATGGAGAGGGACTTCTCCATCAATCTTACCATAAGTTCATGAACTTCAAATCAGTAGACGGTAAACCCAGTGGAGCTATCTTCGGATTCTTTAAGTCTTTACAGACATATCTATATAGGTTTAGACCGGATGATGTAGTAGTAGTATTTGATAATGGTCATTCAAAATATCGTACTGAAATTATACCTACTTATAAGGCTCATAGAAAGAACATATCTATGGATTATGAATCTTTACATAGTCAGAAGAAGGTAATACAGAAGTTATTAAGGATCTTATGTATTAAATACGTATATGATAAGAATAAGGAATATAATTATGAAGGAGATGACTTCCTTGCTCATCTAGCTATCAAGTGGGCTCCTAAGAAATCTAGAAGAATATTAATTACTGCAGATAAAGATTTTAATCAATTGCTTGTAAAGCAAACTACGATGATATTTAATGTGCGTAAAGATCAACTAATATATGATTCTAATTGTAAAGTAATAAATGGTTATTCTGCAAAGGAATGTGTTGATTGGCTTTGCTTAGTAGGTGATAAATCTGATGACATTCCAGGCTATCCAGGTATTGGAGAAAAGAAGGCAAGAAAATTCTTAGATGATTATACTTGTATTGAAAACTACTTAGAATCTGACACTTATCTTAAAGGAGATGAAGGTCATAAGAAGATGAAAGAAGTATATGATAGGAATAAAAAGATGATAGACTTGAGATGGTTTATAAATCATCATCCTATAAAGACTTTACCTATGAGAATTCCTAAAGAAGGTAAAATCAAAGTAAAAGCTTTAGAAAAAGTAGTTAACGAATATAGTTTGGGATCATTCTATTCAAAACTATTCATAGATAACTTCAATAAACAAATAGAAAGAACTTATGGAAAGAAAGAATAAAATAATGTTCGCAGGTCCTTCAGGTATAGGTAAGACTACTTTAGCTGAAAAGATAGGTAATGTAGCAGATCTAAACTTTATATCTGGTTCCGTATCTGATTTATTACCTAAGACTAAAGAACAAACTCATCAGGAGATGTTAGCTAAAGATCCTAAGACTTTATATATGGAGGATTTTCAGGTATTAAACTTAAGGAAAAAACGTTTCCAAAATGAGGAATCTTTTATCAGTGATCGTAGTTTCTTAGATGTTGCCTCTTACTTTATGTATAAGCAAGCTGATAAGATTCCTGAATGTGAAGTAAAACATTTTATGGATTTATGTAAGATGTTTACCAATCAATATTGCTCACATCTAATACTGTTAGATTTTACTCCAGAGCTTATAGGTAACTGGATAGTAGAAGATAATGAAAAGAGGATCACAAATGGATTTTTCCAATGTGAAATATCTTCTATAATGAAAGCAGTGATCAAATATTGGAATGCTAAATTTATCAGAGAAGTACATTTAGTCAATAATCATTGGTATAGACCGGGTACTCAATCTAAAGAAGGAGTAGAGATATGGAAACTTGATACTATATATGGAGAAACTAGAATCATGATAGTTAAGGAACCGAAATTAGATATTAGATCAGAATATATAATAAACTTCATCTATGACAAAATCTAAGAAAGTAATAGCTTTAGCCTTTTCAGATTTACATCTAAATCAATGGGCAAAGTTTAACGAAAATAATGAGAGAACTGAGAACGGTTTCAAGGTTCTCTCATTAATAGCTGAAAAATGTAGTGAGTTAGGAGTACCTGCTTTATTTTGTGGAGATATGTTTCATAAACCTAACGTATTAGATACTTCACTACTTATAAGATTTATTCAATGGCAAAAAGAATGTTATTCTAAATACCCTCGATTTAGATGTTATGCCATAAGTGGTAATCATGAACTACCTTCAGTAAATAAGATAGATAATTTAACTAAATCTATTCTAGACTGTTTTGAAGGATTTGGTCCTTCTGATTGGGGATTTAAGATCTTAAATAAAGAATCTGTAGATATAGGTTTAGATATTACGGTACATGGTGTACCTTATATAGATCATAACGTGGGTTTATGTGAATATATATCTAAATTAAAATTGGATAAATGTAGTAAGAACATTTTATTACTACATACAGATTATCCTGGTGCTACAGATACAGATGGTAGACGTATAGATTCTGTAGAGAATATTAATATAAATACTCTAAATAAGTTCGATCTAGTATTATGTGGCCATATACATAAACATCAGAGATTAGCTAAAAAGGTATATATGATAGGAGCTCCCTTACAGCAACGTAGAACTGATAAAAACTGTGAAATGGGCTACTGGGAGTTATATGAAGATCTATCCTTAAAGTTTATACCTTTAGATAACTTTCCGAAGTTCATTGATGTAGAATCTGAAGAAGAAGTAAAGGATGATGGTAACTACTATACAGTTATTCCGAAACAATCTAGAGTAGAAAAGATAGTAGAACATAAAATTACTAAGCAGTTATCTAAAAAGCGTCTAGCTAAACGTTATATGAGGACTACTGGTATAAAAGATAAGAATCGAGAAAATCTTTTAATTAATATCTTAAATAAATCCGAAGAACAATGATAACATTTATTGGACTGATGATAGATGGCTTTTGTTCATATGAAGGACAAAGTTATATAAGTTTGAATGAGAAGCAGACTGTATTAGTAAAGGCTTCAAATGGGCAAGGAAAATCTACTATATTCTCTGCCCTTGTTTGGTGTTTATATGGTAAAACTCTAAAGGGTAATTCAGAAGTAAATACTTGGAAAGAAATTAGATCTAAAGATTATAACGGAACCAGAGTAGATGTAACTTTCCAAAAAGGTGATAGTACCTATGTAATCACTAGATGTCAAAATTACACTTTATGTTTAGAAGATGGAGCTAAAGGTAAAGATAGGCTTACAGTACAGAAAGATGTAGATTTTATAGATATAAAAGGTAAGGCTAAACTACAAGAGTATATAGTAAATGAAATAGGCTTATCATATAAACTGTTCATAAACTCTATAATGTTTGGACAAGGTATACAGAGGCTTATTCAAGAATCTAACTCTGATAAGAAGAAATTGTTCGAAGAAGTATTTAACCTTAATTTTCTCAATATTGCCAAAGACATGGCCGTTAAGATGAGGAATGAAGTTAAAATGCAAGTAAATGAGATAGAACATGAGTATAAATCATTTAACAATGAATTTGAGAATACTAGAGAAACATATTATGACCTCAAAGAGAGGGAGGATTCTTTCAAGTCTGATATAAAGGATAAGAAAAGAAACTTAAAAGCTAATAAAACTAAATTAGAAGAACAGCTTTCTAAAATAGGTAATCCTGAATTAGGTATAGAAGAAGCAGAAGATAAGATAAATAAACTAAAGAAAAACCTAACAAAAGTAAACACTAAACTAGAAGAAGCCAAAAACCTTTCAGATATACCTCTAATAGAGGTTATAGATAAGGTAATAGGATTACTTGAAAAAGGCAATGCTGATAAGGCTTTATCTAAGATGAAGATAATAAAGGAATCTTTCAAGGCCATAGATATTTATTCTGATAAGAAATATAGCTTAAAGGATAAAATTTCTAAATACGAAAGAGATAGGGCAAATCTATACCGAGATAAAAGTAATAAAAAAGACTTAAATCGTAGAATAGAGGATATAGAGGATCAAATCAAAGAATTAAAGAAAGAAAAACTACATGTATTATCTCCTAAATATAAAAAGAGAGCTCTAGAAATGAAAGAAAAGCTTAAGCATATAGAAGCTAAGCTAAAGAAAGCAAACAAACAGCTGGAAGATGTTGAATGGTTAATAGAAGACCCATTATCAAACAAAGGTATCAAAGCTTACCTATTTAATTCAAGCCTTGACCTATTAAATAAGACTTTAGAGAATTACTCAAAAGTTTTAGGATTTAGAATCTCTTTTGATATAGATCTTGGATCTACTAAAAAAGATTTTATAACTTTAATCGAAAGGGGAGATATAATAATAGATTACGATGAACTATCTGGAGGAGAGAAACAATTAGCTAACGTTGCCATGGCTTTTGCTATGAATGAATCTCTTACAGCTAGTAAGGGTATAAACATAGCTTTCTTAGATGAAGTATTTGAATCTTTAGACCATGAGAACATAGATTTAGTAGTATCTCTGATTAATAATATATATGAAGATAAAACCCTATTCCTAATCACCCATCAAGATTCATTACCCTTATCAAATTGTAAAACTTTGCAAGTTAAAAAACAATATGGAGTTAGTACAGTACAAGTACTATAAAGGTATATAAATATAATATACAATACAAATATGGTTAACTCTAAGAGAAAAGGTAATAAATTTGAGAGAACAGTTGCTAAATGGATGAGTGACTGGACCGGTTATAAGTTTGGTAGAACTCCTTACAGTGGAGCAAATCACCAAAGCCGTGATTTAGCTTCTGATGTTATGTGCACCGATGAGCGTCATGCTCATAGGTGTAAAATATCTGTAGAATGTAAATGTTATAAAGATATTAAATTTGAACATATCTTATTAGGTACTAAGGGTAGTGAAGTAGAGAAATTCTGGAACCAGGCTACTAATGATGCTATTAGGTCTGCAAAAGTACCTATCCTAATTATGAGATATAATTCGATGCCTTCTAATGAATTTTTCATGGCAGTAGGAGAAGATTTAGCCAAAGAATTTATACCTTTTGTAAAAGATACTAGATATATGGTTTTTAACATAGGTAATGAACTAAACCTATATATCTTCATGGCTAGTGCTGTTTTAAATAAGGTATCTTATAAAAGAGTACACAAATTAGCTAAAGCTATAGTTAAGAATCGATAAATATTACTGCTTATATGGAAAGAGATCCTACTAAATATGTTTACTGTCTTTTCTACTTAGAGAAGAAATCATGGAAAGGTACTAATGATCAATTAAAGAAATACCATTATAAAAAGATAAAGGCTATCATACCTACAGTTAACATTCTACGAAAAACTATAAAAGGTAAGATGATATTTACCGAAGAGCCTGTTCTATTTAACTATGGTTTTATAAGAATGCCCAGGGAGTTAGCTTATTCTAGAACTTTTATGAATAAGCTAAGGAAAAAGATACCTGGTATTCATTCATGGCTCAGAGATACTGAAACTCTACATGATAAGAAAAATAGAGTTAGGATAGATAATGCCGAAGACTGGGATGATTTTTCTTTAATAGCTATGGTAGATAGATCAGAAGTAAGAAGATTTATAAAGATAGCTAATGAGAATAAGAAATATTCTTTAGATGATTTGGTAAATCTTAAACCTGGAGATTATATACATCTTAAAGGATATCCCTATGAAGGTGTAGAAGCTACTGTTAAAAGAGTAGATTATCTAAATAAACAGGTAACTGTTGAAACATTTGTACTAAATGGTACTATGAAGTTAACATTACCATTTGATAATGTACTTTATAGCGTATATCTTCATTATGATCCAGATGTTATACAGGCTACTAACCTAGAGTATAATCCAGATGATATTACTCAAGATAAGATAGATAGAATAATGGATAAGAAACAATATTAAAGTTATGGATGATAGAACTAAGAAAGCCTGGAGTTGGTTATTACCTAATGAGCAGAATTCTTTATATTTAACTTTAGGTACAGGTAAGTCTTCATGGGAAGTTGGAGAGATGATGAAATTATCTCATTATAAATATCTTGAGATAAAAGAAAGGGCAGAGATCTTCCTCAAGATGTTCAGTGAATTCCTGCAAAAACATGATTCTCTATTTAGATGGGATGGGCCCTGTACTGAGGATTTTAAGGAGTATATAACTGCTTGTATTTGTGATCGTAAAACTGTTAAAGAAGCCCGTTTATACACTGGCCTTTCCGTTAACCTACTAAACCCAGTATCAGAAAAATTAATTACTAAGAACATTAATAGATTAAAGGAATCTGATAACATGTGGGATCTTGATACCTTAGAGTTAATTCTAGAGTTTGATAGATGGAATAATTTTAGAATATTACCTAAAATGTTACAGAGACCCTCTGCTTATAAACGTAGGGTAAATAAGAAACATAAGATATATATCAAGTATCTGTTGGATCATAAGAAAATGCCTAACTGGTTATTAGAAAGAATTGAGGAAAGGTTTAAGTGTAAGGCAAGGAGAAAGTATACCGAAGACCAATATTGGATCTGTTTAATATCAGATACTTTGTATAAGGATGGTTATAAAGTAATTCCTGTTAGAAAATCCGAAGAGCTTTTGAAAGAGATGAATAAGTTCTATATTTATGTATTTAAGGAAAAAGATCATGCAGATAGCTTTGGTTTTATGGTAGCTAATTATAGAATAAAAACTTCTCAAGTTAGGCTTGGATTAAAATTTTGGCCTGATTATAGATTGGCAGTAGAATCAGCTATCAACTACAATAATATAAATAACCTTGATTTTGACGTAAGTATACTTAAAAAAGCACACAAGAAACTTAAAAATGCTAGAGGATAGATACTTCCACTACCCTATCCTCAGTATTTAGTAAATAATATAATAAATTATTTGCATATTATATATAAATGTAGTAAATTTGCAAACAGATAAATAATTAATAATTTTATAAATAGTCAATATGGCAAAGAAGAAAAAACAAAACGGTCCAAAGGTATCATTCTTAAGAGATGCTTGCACACATGATACTTATAAAGACATCAAAAGAAAAGCTATTGCTTTAGGAATGCCTTTCCCAGATGCTACGGGTAATTCTATAGGAGCTTTACTCAATTTTATCAATAAAACTGATAATACTCCAGATCCTACTCTAATTGATAAGTATGATGATTGGATGGATAACCAATTATCAGAATTAGGTTATGAAAAGGATGATCCTATAAGATCTTCAAGGTTAAGGCTTGGGTTTCTCGGAGATGAAGATGAGAATGGAAAACCCAAAGTAAGAAAAATACCGGGTATTAAAAGACCAAAAGAGAAAAAACCAGTAAGGGAAAGAGATAAATTCTCCCTATATAAAGGTACTAAGAAGTCATATACCTTTGAATTAACTGAAAAGGGTTTATCTTTAGATAGGATTACTAGAAGAGTATTAAAAAAGTTCCCAGATGCTAAGGAAAAATCAATTAGCCTTTGGCATAGAGCTTGTTTAAGAGAATTAAAGAAGAAAAATGGTTAAATTAGCCAGAGATCCTCATATAGTATGGAAAGATAGGTATTATATATGGACATATAAACCTATTAAAAGAGAGAATAAGAGATATACTCAAAGAAGTTTATATCCTAAATTCATAACCCCAATACCATACTTATCAAGGTTACATATAAAACATGTAATAGTATATTCATTTGGACCTAAGGTTTTAACCCAAATCCATATAATCAGTGGCAAAAGACTAATCAAACAAGGTATTACTTATCTTAAATGGGGTAAATACCAGTATAACTGCTTCTACTTAAAGGATAGAATGGTTCATGTAAAGAAATGGGCATATCCTCCAGAAGATAAAAGAGATGCTCATAGAAGAAGGAAGTACATAATTAGATTATGTAGAGCTGCAGAAAGAATGAATAGGGTTGAGTTTAACAGATATTATAAACTTCAAAATTATGGCTACAATTACTCGGGATTTAGCAGATATTATCTGCGGAATCAATATAACAAGGTCAGAGATGCTATCGCACAGGAGATATTTACGCCTAAGCAAAGAAGAAAAATTAGACTTCGATAAATATAAGGATAAATACTCTTATAGGGAATGGCGAGGAGCTTTTATAATAATGAAGTATTATAATATACCTTTTCACCATAGAATGTTTAGGCAAGTATATAAGTTATATAATATACCTTCAGTAGAGTTTATGAAAAGGTATAGGACTAATATTAACACGAAATGTCATATACCCTCCATTAAGCCTAAATATTTAATAAGGGAATTAGAGTTTCAAGGTTTTGTACCTCTACAAGATTATAAATTAAAATATGGATGGAATTACATATACTCGATAGTAAACGGTAAGTTCTATATATTCCCGAAAAGGTTAGTATATGGAGGTAAACATAAAATATCTGATAAACATCCTCATCTATTAGAAGAATGTTCAAGATGGGGATTAGCAGGGCATACCTCTTATACACAAGATGATACTCAAGTTAAGATATTATTTATCAACCAAAGATCTTAAGGTTATTGAAAAATACTCTACTAGATAGAGGTTTTCAATATAACATTGAATTTAAGGATTCCTTTAATTAGGATATTCACATATATTTAACATTTATATAAACAATTAAATTTTACAACTATGGCTAAAAAGAAAGCTGCACAGAAGGAATTGAAAATCGTTTCACAGGTAGAACTTGAAAACGGTACAGTATTGGTTCAGTATGAGGACGGATCTTATGCAGTACTTGCAAAGATTGCTATCCCTGCAGAAACTGCTTCTTCATTCTTTGGTTCTGACGAAGACGAAGACGATGAGGATTCTGACGAAGACGAAGACGATGAGGATTCTGACGAAGACGAAGACGATGAGGATTCTGACGAAGACGAAGACGATGAGGATTCTGACGAAGACGAAGACGATGAGGATTCTGACGAAGACGATGACGATGAGGAAGAAGAGGAGGAACCTCTTACTGCAGAGGCTCTCCAGGAAATGGATTTTGAGGAACTCGAAGATGTTTGCGATGACAAAGAGCTTGACACCGATCCAGATGACTTCGATGAGGAAGATGTAGATAAGCTTCGCAAGGCAATCGCTAAGGAACTTGGTATCAAACTTCCTGCTGCAAAGAAAGGTAAGGGCAAGAAGAAGAAGTAAAAACTCTTAGAAAGTAGTTAGGTAAATTCTGACTACTTTCTTTAACTTACTATAGAATATCATAATACATTTATCTATATTTAATAAACAGTTTTAAACAAATTAAATTATGGCAAAGAAAACAACAAAGAAGGCAGAGGTATCTGCAGAAGAGAAGGCAGCTAAGAAGAAAGCTCGTCTAGAAGCTATTAAGAATCGTCCAGCAGGACAACGTCCAAATGGTAAGCAAATCGATGTTATCCTTGCAGAGGATGGTACAGTACTTGTTAAGAAGTATGCTACTCCTGTAAAGGTTAAGCTTCGTTCAATTGGTTGCATGGTAACTACAGTTGCTTTTGATAAGAATGGTAACCCAGTAGCAGTATCAGAGTCTTTCGTACCAGGTAACTTGGTAGTAAAGGCAAAGAAAGGTCATGGTAATCTTACTGCTCAGAAGTCTAAGAAGGAAGATTCAGAGGCTGAAGAGGAGGAGGATGAGGATTAATCCTTAACACCTACTTTTACACTGTCTACTAAAGGTTTAAGCCAGCTTCATTCCGAAGCTGGCTTTTATTAAGTAAAATAACCTATGGAAGAGGATATCAAAAGAAATCTTACTATCATTGCATTAGATAACTTAATAAATACTTATTCTATTGCACTAGAAAATAAGGAAATTACCCAAGAGGATAAGAATTATCTTGAAACTTGTATATCTATTGCCTATGAAATCATAAAAGAAATTAACACCCAGAAAAATAAACCAAAGTGGAATCAACTATAAAATCAAACATAATCGATATAAAAGATGATATAGCTCAATTAGAGATAATCCATAAAAATTATCTTAGGGCTATCAAGAATGGATCTAATAAAGCAGCTCAATCTTTAAGGATTCAATATATGGGAGCTAAAGGTAAGATAGTACATAAAATTAAAAGGCTTTCTGATAAAATCCGAGGAGAGGTTATTACAGTAGATCTATTGGTAAATGGTAAACCCGATAAAGGTACCTTTGTAAACTTAACCGAAGAGGATATAGAAAATATATATAAGATGGTAGCTACATCTACAAGGCAAAAAATAGAGATCTTAAAATATCATCATAACTTTACCAAGATATTAGAAAAATCTTAGAAAACATTTGCCTAAGAATCCAAGGATTTAGCTATAAATTATTAAAATCCTAAGAAAGATGAAGAGACAATTCAAATCACCAGAAATTAGGGAAGCCAAAGCAGCTATCCTCAAATTTCTCCAGGATCATAATCTCAATCCTATGAAGGATTATTCAAAACATCCTAAATATGGTAGAGAGTTCTCTATGCTTCTTATGAAATTAACTAAAGAGAGGCAAAAGATAGAAAAGATATATCCTCAATTAGATATTAAAAATCAAACTAAACATTTGAAAGCAATTATGGCAAAGAAAGAAAAGAAGGCTGCAATTAAGGCAGCAGAGAAGGAGCTTAAGAAAGCTTCTCTTACTAAGAAGGAATCTAAGAAGAAGCCAGTAAAAGAGGCCAAAGACATTTCTTCAAAGGAAGCTAAGGCTAAAACCAAAGAGAAGAAAGAAAGAAAATCTCGGGTTCTCAAGTATGACTATCCTTTGGTAAATGGTAAGGAGATGTCTCCTGATCAGAAGAAGAAGTACCGTATCGAGCAACGTAAACTTGCTCAGGGAGAGAATCCAGAGAAGAAGTCAAAGGCTTCTAAGAAAACTAAAGAGGCTCCAGTAAAAGAGACTAAGAAGGTTAAGAAGGTTTCTAAAGAAGCTAAGGTAGAGAAGAAATCTAAGAAGAAGGTTAAGAAAGAAGAGGATTAATCACATATAACCCTCACTAACTAAGGCAGGGATCTAAGGTCTCTGCCTTTTTTTATCTAAACATATATGGAAAAAGAAATTTTTAAGCCAAAGCTCAGAATCACTCTTTTATCAGAAAATGGTTGCCCAGTATCTGATAGATTGGTAGATGCCTATACAGAGCTTAATACAGGACCAAAGGTTCAGCATAAAGGTCCTATAAGAGTTGAAGTAACTCTTGAGAACAAACAAGATATTGAAAACTTTAAGAGATACTTAGACGGTCTTTCTGGTACCCTACCTATAAAGGAAAATGTAGGAAGAGGTAGACCTACATCATCTGTTGTAAAGGAATTAGAATCTCCCAGAGAAGATATTTTGGCAGATGTTGAAAAGATGGTATCTGAAGGTAAATCTCAGGGAGAGATAGTAACATACCTAAGAGGTATAGGTTTTGTATTTATCCTTACAGAAGAGTTTAAGTTACACTTCCCAGAATTTGAATTTAATAAGAAAGATGTTGGAGAACCTAACGATAATGGCCAATATCTTAATTCTTATTCATGGATGGTAAGGCAGATTAAGAGAGCTAAAGATCCTAAGGCAGATAAATTTGATCCTCAGATCATCTTTGGTTTTAGTATCATCAACGGCCCAAATAAGAAGGTAGTTCCTTACCTCTATAAAGAACGTAGAAAGCCTCTCAAGGTAGCGAAGACCAGTTCTAACACTTTATCATTCTCTAAAGTAGGATTTACCAAGTACCCTGCTTTCATGATAGAATCTGAAAGACTTAAGTTCTCTACAGAGATTAGGCAGTTATTAAATAACCCAGAGAAGAAACCAACCAAATTCTTTATCAGATGGTTTAAGGATGTAAAATTCCCAGACACTATAAAGGATAAGATGAATGAAATTTACAACAATTCACGCAATGGATAAGTCAACCGAAAAAATCATTTCTAACATTGCCTCTATTCAATTAGAGGCAATTATGACTATTGCTCAAGATCGTAGTATACCTGATGATCTAGCTTTTCAGTATCTAGAAATTCCTTCAGAAAGCCAATGGGATCATGCAATAGAAACCTTAAGAAATCTCTACATTCAAATGATGGAGATGCCTACCATGATCAAAATGTTAAGCGAAAATCAATTACTCCTCTGCTCCCATATTCTTTACAGAATGGAAGATGTATGGATGATTGATAATTCTGAAGGAGTATTTGGAGCTTGGTTTGAAATACATAATCGGATGGAAAACTTTCACCCAGAATTTACATTATTACACGTATGACAAGGAAAGATTTTGTAAGATATGTAGGTAATTCCTTAGGATTATCTTTTAAAGAATGTCTCAATTCTACCCGTATAAGTGGATACGCATGGAAAGATAATATCCTATATATTATATTTGGTACATCTCCTAAGGAATCTAGCCTATATAAATATTATGGAGTTAGTAAGGAAATGTTTATAAAATTAGATAATTCTAAGAGCAAAGGAGTTTGGATTCAGCACAATTTGATCAAACCTAAGGTTAAATATGAAGGATTCAATATAAGTTAAATTACCAGGGTATAATCTAAAGGGTTATACCCTGTATTTGTAGTTCCTATCATAACTACTTATAGAACCTTAGCTTTTATTAAATTTTTAGTACTTTTATTTGCACAATTAAAAATAAAATATTAATTTTGCAAACAGATAAAACAAAATAATTTATTTATTCATTTTTAATATTAGTCAATTATGAAAAAGAACGTAAAAGAGGAAGTTATCCTCAAGGCAGAGAACAAAAACCAAGTTTCTAACGAAGTTAAGGCTTCTAAGAAGGAAAAGAAAACCAAAAAGGTTAAGGCTTCTAAGGAAGAAAAACCTAAGAAGGAGAAGAAATCTAAGGAAGTTGTCCTTAAGAAGAAGTTAACCCAGGAAGTTGCAGATCAACAGAAAGTTAACATCATGGAGGAAGTAATTGCTCACCGACAGGTTAAATACAAATACCCAGAGGATGTAGTAGATACTCTTGCAAGGAAGACCTGGAGACAGAAAACCCGCAATGAACTCCACCGATTAGAATTAGTCCTTTCAAGAATTAAGGATCAAAATTCCAAGGAATGGAAGAAGGCTAACAAGGAATACGAAACATTCAAGGCTCAGGTACTAAAACCAGAACAGATTGCTTAAAAACTAAGGAAGGAGGAAATACCTAATCATATTCTTAGTAGGGAGGGATGACATAGGGCCCTCCCTTTATTAATTTAATTATAGTCCATGCAGCGATATCCTAATCTACCTGAAAAGGTAATGAAAAAATATAGGGAAGAATTACTAGACCTATATAAAAGGTGCATAAAAACCTACTTGGTTTCTAAAGGCCTAAAAATAAGTAAGAGAAAGAAATTCGATAAACTCTTTAATCATTATATCTCATACAAGAACATAGAGATATATTTTAATCTACCAGTTAACTTATTAGTTCAAGCTATGGTAAAAGATACTTTAGAAGAACTTGTAAAAGGAAAGGAACATGTACACAGACATAGTAAGAAAACAGTACGTAGGAAAAAGTAAGTTAGACTTTTACCTTGAAGGAGATCTTATTAAAACTCCTTTAGAGATAGGTTCTTTAGGATTTACCTTAGAAGACGAAAAGGGCAATAAGTTCCAGGATATAAATAAATATCTTCCCGATTATTATATACCTATAAAGATAAGGGATATATCCTCAGTAGAAATAGGTATGGGAAAAACTTTAGATTTTACTCATATTTTATATATCACAGGAGTTCCTAAATTTAAACCTCTAAAACCTTTTAGGATTAAAGATATAACCTGGGATTCCTATTATGAGGATTTATACCGAGGATATTTATTTCAAATCCTAAAAGTGGGGCAAGAGATCGAATTAATGAACGATTATAATAATACTAAATTTAAGATAGATTTATGTTAAGTACAGAAAATTACATCAGCATATTTAGAATGGATCAAAGTAATTATGAATTTAATAGGGTTGAGTTTATAAGTCAACTAAAGAAAGATTTTCTAGAAAAGATCCAATATCACCCAAAATATAATCCTAAATCACCAGGAGGAATTCCTTATAAATTTTTTAAGGAACTGGTAAAGGAAATGGAAATCTTCTATAAATATTTATCTGCCAGAAGGTACCAGCTCTGTAAAAAGAACTTAACCGATAAATTATGGAATATGTTCTATGCAAAAGTAGTGGTTCCATATAGAACAAAGCACTATCCAGTCATCCAAAAGTTTATTGAGGATAACTCTAAAAAGGATTAAATCCCTATATAACGAGACAACATTATGGCTGAAGATAATATTTTAGATCTTTTAGGCAATATTTTTAAGGTAATCCCAGGTTATAAATTAACCCTGGATTTTCCTGTTAATGCCTATAAAAATTGCAAATCCTCTTCCTATAATAGGGACAGAGTTTCTGGGCAGACCCTGATAATAATAAATAAGGGAAAAGATCAGTGGATAGCTATCCAATGGATTAGTCACCTTAGCATGTATCTTACAAGAAAACTAAAATTTATAAAATATGAAGAAATCACGGACATCAGATTCGAATGGAGACATCATAAAGAAGCCGAAGGATTTGTCAGAAGTTACTTACAGAATGCCTAGACCTAATGGGTTAACTGCTTTGGTTACAGAAGCTCATATAACTCAATCAGAGGAAGCTATGGCTAATGTAAAAAAGTTCATGATTAATCTATGGTTGATGTCAAATGGTACTATTAATGGCGCTCCTATGGACATATATGATTTTGCTAGAAGCATAGATGTATCAGTAGATGAAATTAGAATTAGAATGAGGGATAATCTTCTAGAATCTAAAATCTGGGATACTGATAAGCAACAGCAAATAGTAGAAGGTATGTTTGGACAAATGATTGCTTGGTCTATGGAGGATAGAATGAAGATCAATGCTCAAATAAACCTATTGATGAAATCACAGGGAGGGACTTATAAACCTTTCATATCTGCAGAATTAAATAAGGCTCTTAAGATGGGCTTAGATAGTAGTACCAGCTTCCAATCAGTAGTATCTAAGTTCTTAGGTAATGGTTCTACTACAAACATCTTAAATGTACTTCATCAAGAGAATAATGAAGTAACTGCCCAATTTGTTACTACTGAAGATGTACTAAAGATACTAGAAGACAATGGTAAAGAATTAGATAAATCCGAACAAGCTAAACTAATAGAAGCTAAATATGATTTATCAGGTCTACCAGAAGTAGTAGCAGTTAAACAGCAAGGAGTAGATACTTCTAAAGAAGGCTTAGGAGATAAGATAGATGTAAGGGCTATCACTAAATCTACTGATAATATGCAAAAAGCTTTAGAAGCAGCAGAATATGATCATCATGCTATGCGTAGGGAGATAGAAATGAGGATAGATCCTGATGAACCTGATCCAGAGCTAACCCAGTATGACGAAGCAGAAGAGATCAAAGATGATGATAACACCTTTTCAGTTGAAAACTTTCTAAATTAATGATTATGATAACAAAAGTAAAAGTAGAAGCTTCATATATAGAAGCTAAGCAGGAATTTCTAAAGGATATACAGAAATGTATAGTGGATGCTTTAAGAACTCCTTCTATAATAGTAGATAATACTCCTACCGAACAAAAGCAGGCGCATGCGATTATAGATAACATTAAAGAGAATTATCCTGGATCAGAACCTACTTTAGTACTACCTGGAGTACTTATCCAAATGATCTATCCTGAGGAAGAGTTATTGGTGTCTATCATCTTCCTATTAAATAAGACTAACAACTCCAGAGCTATAAATTTAGAACTATGCAAACTAGCTCCAGCTGAGGATAAATAATTTTATAAAAATATTGCACAATTGAAAATAAATACTTAATTTTGCAATATAATTAATAAAATAGTAATTTTAATTTATAGTCAATATGAAAAAGAGTACAAAAACAAAAACTATCCTGATCTCAGGTTTCATGGGTATTATCCTTGGTAATTCACTTACTGCAGCTTTCTATTCAGGAAGACTTTCCAAAGCATGGGAAGAAACTCGACAGGAGAAAGAAAACACTGCAATTCAAAGAAGAATACGAGGAGCTGAATCAAATCTCCTAAGATTAATCTATAAACAATCTCCTAAGGAGTACTGGAAATATATCCAAACTACTCAAGAATACCATGATCTGGATTCTTTACAGGAGGGAGATTGGGAAGACTTCTACTTAGATGAAGATCCTTCAACTCCTATTGAACACAATGATTCAACTTACGAACTCACTCTAAAACCAATTAAGTAACATGAAGTATATCATAATATCTATATTCATAATCCTTTTAACAGGATGTACTAAAGATAGAGCTACACATCAGCTCTATCTCCAACTAAAGGAATCAAGAGATTCTCTTTACAACTATAAACATAAGTATTACACTTTACAAAGGGAATATCTAGAGTTACAAAGTAAGCAGCATACTCATTAATTCTATACATATATAACTGCAACATTTCTTTAAAGTAGAAAATCATATTAATAGCACCGTTATTATTTGGTTATTTGATTATTAAAGAGGTATCTTATCTGGGAAGACAGGATACCTCATTTTTGTGTGTATACAGTTCTTAATCTCAGCCTCAGCTATTAATAAAATATATTGCATAATTAAAATATTATTAGTATATTTGCAATATGATATTAATTAATTAAATTTTAGTCAAATGAAACAATTAAAAATCAAATCCAAAGAAGACTTCCAAAAGCAGTTATCTTCTAAGTACTATGCTTTTGTCTGCGGAGATGCTAAGGTACACACTTCATGGTACGGTATCCAATTTTGCGAAAAAGTTCTTATCAGTAAAGACCTTAGAAAAGAACTCAATCTTCCTAAACATCTACTCTTATTTGATACTACCAAACAGGTAAAAGATTTTGTATTACACAACTTAGAATTCCTTGACTTGGATCTTGGTCAGGAATCAGTTGACATATATAATACAATGATGATAGCTCTATCCAATGCTAAGGATGTTTTCCTACAAGTAGATGCTCAACTAATGAGAAAATATACAGATTGGAAGAACTCTTCATATAAATCTAACAAAATACTTCTACCATGGAAACTAATCATGGGTAACTGGAGATATATGAATGAATATCTCAAAACTATTAATCAAGAATACTCTAATCTCTTAAATAAATAAGTTATGCGTATAACTCCAACAGATGCACTAGAAAATTGCATAATCGCTCTACTTAACAAGGTTAAAGATAAAACGATATATATGCAAAATCCTATTCTTATAAAGGAGGATAATACTTCATCTCTATTAAAGTTCCCAAAACCTAAATATGTACAGGGTATCACATTAGTAGATGAAAAACTAAAGGTGATCCTGTTAAATGAGGGAAAGACACAGGCTAAAATCACCTACAAGGATTTTGACTATTTTGTATTCAAGGATCAGTATCAGATACTCTTCCAAGGCATACAATCTACCTAATCCTCAGCTTTTATAAATTAATTATTAATTATATTGCACAATTAAAAATAAAATAGTAAATTTGCAATATAATTAATAATTAAAGATATTAACGAATAAAATTAAAGATTATGCAAACAATTATTAAAAACAACACTCCCTTACTACTGGACACCAAATCTATCAAAGAACAGGTAAATGTAATCAAAGAAGATTACATGAATACTAATATTCAAATCCTCAAAGTTACTGCAACTCAAGCTATCCTAACAGAGGATATTCTTCTTTACGAATTACTTATCTGGGATAGTTCAGAAGAACCTATCAAGGGAACTCCAGAAAACTACCTGGATGATATCCTTGACTACATGGATTATGCTAAAGATTACGATTGCGAAATTCATGCTAAAATCGAAATCATCTCTAAGGAAGAGAAACTATCAAAGATCACTTTATCATTAACATTTTAAAACATAGTCAACATGGAACTTAAAAAACAAGACGTAGGACTAATGATAGTAACTATCATGAAAGGTCTAAATTCAATGGATGAATTACCCGACCAAGTAAAGCACATCTACTCTAAAATGATTGCTTTACTATTCAATCACTTCCAATACTCTATCCAAGACCTTAAGAGTATAGAAGAATTCACAGAAGAGGAGAAATCATTTATGGATCTTCCACTACTGGGAGTATTTCTAGATCCAAACTCTATCCAAGAAGGAGAATTCAAAGATGCTATCCTAAAAGCTAAGGCAATGGCTGACCAACAGAAAATACAAGAAACTAACCCAGAAATGAATTAAACAATATGAGAACATTAGGAACAGAAAACTATCCAGTAATGAAATCGGATACAACCATATTCAACTTAGATAAAGCTATCGAAATAGTTCATTCTAACCAGCAAGCAGACACTCTAGAACTAATAACCAATCTGCTAATACTAGCAGATAAGTACCTAACTTGCAACGGGTATGCTAACATAGATGAATTACCCCTAAATGTTAAACAACAAGTAAATCTTGAAATACTTCACCGAGTATCAAACCCTGACTTTACTGAACGAGCTAATGAGATCCTAGAAAGCATAGGTTGCAACATCGACCGTAACTTATCCGAATTAGACTACTCTCAACAAACTAAAGTATTAGAGAAACTACAAGAATTCCAAGAAGAACTAGAGGATATACTTTAATAAATACGGAATCTTCTAAACAGATAACCCAACTTATATAAATCAAAACAAAAGAAATTATGGAAGAAATTAACATTATCGAATCTAAGGCAATCACAGATAACTCAAAGGTAGTTCTACTTACTATCTGGGGAGTTAAATATGCCTTTACTGAAGCTATAGTATTAGCATATTGCAGTGGATGTTCAATATCTATACATACGAATTTAATCAAACTATAAACAAAGATAATTATGAAACTAAATACAGCAATAGTAAACAACTATCTAAATAACAGCTCTCAAGAAAACCAAAGAGAGCTTCTAGAGGCACTCTTAAGAGAACTAGATAATTCTCTAAGTAATATATCTCCAGCAATCTTAGGATACTCCAAGGAGAGAGCCCTAAATTACATATCAGAAAACCAATATCACATCCTCCATCATCTCCTACCAAGAAACTTCTTCTACAATAACATAGAGATAAGAGAGGATGTAAAATCTGCTATCGAAACCCTAAGTGAAACAGATATACAAAAGGTATATTCACTTCTCTTAGAAATAACACAAATGCCAAATACCTACCCCTATTAACAGACCAACCCCAAACAAACAAAAATCTAATAAAGAACTTAACACACATCCCAGTATCATATAACCAAAGATACTGGGATTAATCATATACTCTAATACCAATCCCAAACAAAGAAATATACATCATCAGAATAGAATTATACACTTCAACCCAAAACAAAACAAAATCCTAATAAATAAATATAAGTAGTATATATAAAGAATAATATAAAGGGAACTAAAGGTTATGTTTTTGTGTTTAGGTTTTACCTTTTTATGATCACTTTTAGGATTTGACAAAAAGTAGACTTTGATATATCTAAGATAGTCAGGAAGTAGCTAAACTGAGCGTTTGTCGATTTGGGGGTGCCCCGGGGATTAAAGTGATTAGAGGATGTAGGATTTAACCCCTAGCAACTACTGTAACAACGTAGCTCAGTTTGACAGCTTTTGTCATTTTACGATGTACCTAAAAATGTACCCCAGGGAAGGCCTCAAAAATGTACCTAAAAAGGCTCAAAATATTGCCTAAAAATGTACATTTTTTATTAAATCCTGGACTGGGATTTAAGGGATTTAGGCAATTTTTGGCAAAGGATTTAGGCAAAATTTTAAGGATTTAATGTACATTTTGGGGTACATTTTTGTTAAATCCTTTTACTTTTTGTGTACATTTTAGAGCCTATTTTGGGGTATATTTTGTAAAATCCCTTTACTTTTTAGAGCCTTTTTTATTAAATCCCAGAGCCAAAAAGTGTACATTTTAGGGCTCAAAATGTACCTAAAAGTAAAACGATTTTACAAAATTAGGAGCCTTTTTAGGCTAAATTTAGGTACATTTTTAATAAAAATAGGGCCTTTTTAGGCAAAGGATTTAACGATTTAAGGCCCAAAATAGGCAATCTTTTTGCCTAAATTTAATAAATCTCGGAGCCTATTTAGGTTAATTTTATACCATTCAAGGCCCCAAAATATTGCCTATTCTTAGAAAAATATCAAATAACGCTCCATATAATTATACTAAAAATTAAAAATAGAGCTCTAGACAAGAAGTATCTTGGGAGAATGAGCAGAAATCTATAGCTGTATATAGTAGAAGATAGTAGATTGATACTTTAAGGTATAAGGCAAGGACTAAATATGAATATATTATATTTACGTAGGGAATATAATATAAGCCGTTTAGGTTAAGGGTTAACGTTGACGATAAAGATTAAAGCTAATCTCAGAATCAATATAAGAACCTAATATCAAGGAAAGCTAACTCAGTTTTACTAAAATAGCTATCTCAGTTACTTATATAATATATCTATATAAGTACTAGAAGTACTGCGTTAGGTTTTTAGGTTTACCTTTGTTTTAAGTGGAGTTGGAGCATATAGATCTTTAGTTGGTTCAAGGCTCTGCTGTATAGTTATAGATATAGGCCTTGTAGACTTAACTATCATAGGAATTAGGGATATAAGGCCTCAAATACTATTTAGTGGGGATATTTACACAACAACGCGTGAGCACGTTGAATAGCCTCAATTTTTTAGAGGACTTTCCGTATACTATTGATGGCCCCGAGATTCCTCACATCATCAACAGATCCTCAGCCCTATTAAAATAATAATATAAAATTTTTGTAGATTCAAATATTATTTGTACTTTTGCAATGATAAATATAAGTATTAATTAAATTTTAGTCAAAATGAAAAATTTAACAATTAACAATCAATTCCTCTCAACCTCAGAGTTCCTCATCCCAAGTTCAACTGGAGAATATCTCCCAACAAACATTTCCATCATTTACGCTGCTACAGACGCGGAAGAAATCAGCGAAGAACTCTACGATAAACTCCAAGACAACGGAATCGAATTAATCTATTCCCTCAATATCAAGGAAGCCCACCAGGCTTACAACGAATTGCTAGATCAACTCCAGGAACTCTTACAATCAGATTTCGGAGATGACGATTTCGAAGATTACATCCCAGATCTAGTCAATCAAATACTGCACATCATTCTTTACTATAATCACAACTTCCCTGAAAACCCATTATCTCCAGAGTATATCAAAGAACTTATTCAGGAGTACGATGCTAAACATCTACACCGTAGCAAACTCCAAGATAACTGCAACTTCTTATATACTCATCTAATCGAAGAACAGAGAACTATCCAGGAGATCCTCAAAGAATTCCCTAACGATCAACAATAATCCTTATCCTAAGCCCAGACTAATAATCTGGGCTTAATTGTGTAATCACATCGAACTTACCCACTCTATGAGATATTTAATTTACCATCAATGGCCTCAAGGAGCTTATATATCTTTATCTCTACTGGCCTTAGATAGTTCTTTCATAGCTCCAGTAAGAAATAAATATTTTAATAAATAATTTGCATATATAATATAAATGTAGTAAATTTGCAATGTAATATTAAATAAATAAAGTATTAATTAAATAAGTAACAATTATGCAACAAACAATTTCAAAATCACCGCTCTTCACAATGAACAACATTCATTATCTCTGCACAGAGAACTACTACAAGAGTACTTATATCAAAGACTTCCCTGAATATCAATTCGAAGAATCTACTCCAGAGAATATCTCAGATAATCTCCCTACTGAAATACAAAATCAGATCAGAGAACTCGGAGATTCTTATTACACTATTGCAATCATCCCACAAGAGAAAGTCTCAGACTACTCTAATAAACTAAAAGCTTATCTAAAAGAAATACTAGATAAGATCATAGAACAAAGATCTATATCAGATTACTATCTCTACGATATTATCCCAGATTTATTTCAAAATCTTGCTGCATTGCAAGACATAAATCAATCTCTAGAATTATACGATGTCTTAGCATTAGCAACAGAAATCGATAGATTCTCATCAAAAGAATCACTCTCTTCTCAATTCTTATTCTAACAATTAAACATTACAGATATGAACACAATTATTCCGAACGTTAACATCAATAACTTCAATACAGAAGTACTCGAGTATATCTTATCTCTAAATAAAGATCTCGAACATCATAATTATAAAATGTATTCTATTCGTCTCTCAACTGCAAGAGACGAATCAGATACACCTTACACTATCTGGGAGTTATCTATAGAAGACTTAGTAGAAAGAACTACTACAGAACTAAAAACTTCTCTAGAACTTATTCTAAATGCAGATAACGAAGGAGAAGTAAAGATCGTTCTAAATGAAGATAACTTCTATGATATTCAATACATTATTTATTAAAGATTAAGTTCAAAGTAAATATATGGGAACAAAGAACTATAATAGAATGGGAATTGTTTGTATAAAGAGTAAAGCGTTACTCGAGTGGTTTTATACATAAACTTTCAATTAATACTCGGAAGTCAGTCTATGAGAATAGGCTGGCTTTTATTTTTGTGATTTGATTTAATCATACACCTTAGATGGCCACTAATTGCACGGAAATAAATCTAGGCTTTCAAGGGTATCTCAAAGCTCAAGCTGGGTTTATATTTTATATTAAAATATTGCATATATAAAATATTATTCGTATATTTGCATTGTATTAAATAATATAGTATTAATAATTAAATTTTTAACAATTATGCAAACAATTAAATTAAATCCCCAGATCACACAAGAACTCTTCGATCTAATCTCTACTCTAACAGATAATCTCGAAGAATTCTATGACTTTCACATCTCAGAAAATTCTCTAACATTCAGATCTTACACTTCTCTAACAGAAGACGAACAGGCAGAACTCGATGATACCATCGCTAACTGGATGGATCATTCAGAATATCCAGAACTCCTATACAACTTTAACTGGGAAACATCTCCAGAAGGCAATTCCTTCACATTCAACTGGTAAATCCAACTCTAAACCCTTATGATATTCCTCATAAGGGCTTTTTATTATATGTAGTATAGGTACAGTTGATGGCCTTAAATCAGCTAACTATGTTTCTAATTTCACTAACTCAGTTACTTAGCAAAATGCAAATTTGCAAGCCATATAAATTAATATAAAACATATTATAGAGCACTAGACTAATACTATATGTATCCAATATTTGACATAACGCTAATCCAAGTTACTTAAAAAGCTTATCCCAGTACCAATCTAAATAACCCTATTATCAAATTACACTTTACCTATTATCTAATACAGTTTATATATACATATATTGCTTAGAAGAAAAATCGAAATTTAACAGGAACTTTTCACAAAACCCTAGCCGGCTCTGCTCAACACTTGCTACAATTCCCTAAAGGCGCCTTACAAAAACTACCATACACCAACAATGGCCCCAATTTTACACAACTTTACCCCAAATCACCTCCTACACACTTTTCACAACCTGCCTCATCCCTGCCAACTTTTATGCAAAAATATACTTAAATCTTTATGCAGAAATCTAAAAATATAAATATATAGAAAATTAAAAATATAATTAGATAAATATATAAAATTAGAAATTAGCTTCTAAAAATTTTAAGAAGTAAAATTATACCTTTTCAAAAAATAAACGCTTTAGAATTAAATTAAATAGCTTTATTCTGAATTTTTCTAATATACTTCTATATTATATAATGTATATACGCATACACGCACGAATAATATAAATTTTTGAAATATGCAAATTTTTATATTTAAAAAATTAAAAAATAAATTTTTTCTTGATTTAAATCAAAAATAATAATTTTCTGAAAATTTTTCTCTAAAATATTTGCATAATAAAAAAATAGTCCGTATCTTTGCATTGTACTTAAGAAAGTAATTAGAAAAGTAGTTAATATATATAAAGTCTCTCAAAGGTCTACTTGAAAATTACATTAAATAAAATATAGATAAAATCTAAGAGAGCAATTTTATGACAAAGAAAAATAATAAAGTAGAGAGTGTTAACAATGTATCTAACAATGTAAAAGTATCTGCAAAAGATATTTTAGCAAATTTGCAAAAAGATACTCAAGGACTTTTAAAAACATCTTTAGGGACTAAAAGAGAAAGTATTTATCAAACTTCAATTTTTGAAAATTGCAGCGATAAAGAAAAAAAGAGTTTACGTAAAAAATTGAGAAATACTTTATTTTCTCTTTGTTCTTCTCTAATTGATGAGAAAGACGACCAAAAGAAAAATAAACTTATAAAATCATTTAATGATTTTTATAAACAAGTTTACGTTACAAATGATTATTCATTGCAAAGTGTATGTAACGAAAATTTGAAAAGTGAGAAAAAAGAAACTTTGCAAAAAGCATTAGATATTTGCAAAAAGTAAATTAAACTTATTAGAGTGCTTAAATTTAAGCACTCTAATATAAAAAGAAAATATTTATATAATATAAAAATAAAGCTATGTTAGAAGCTATTATAATATCCTTATCAATTGGTTATATATTAGGTTTAATAATAGGAAGAGAAAAATCTTTTTGGACTGAATAAACAAAGCAAAAGGGACAAAGTAACTAAAAATTATTTTGTCCCTTATTTTTATA